TCCACGCCTTCCCGCACGAGGTCTACGAGCCGGTCGCCGCTTGTCACGACGAGGTCGATGCCGGGATAGCGGCGACGGAAATCGTCGATGTTGGGCAGGATGATCCGCGTGGCGTGGGTGCCGTGCATGTCGACGCGCAGGGTGCCGCGCGGATTCGAGGCGACATGACGCAGGGCCGCTTCGGCATCGTCGAGTTCCGCCAGCACTTGCACGCAGCGTTCGTAGTACGCCTGACCGTCGAGCGTCGGGCGCACGTGCCGCGTCGTGCGCTCGAGCAGACGCGTATCGAGCCGTGCTTCCAGTTGCTTGACGGCGTGCGTTGCCGTCGCGCGGGGGATGTCGAGTCCGTCCGCGGCGCGGCTGAAGCTGCCGGTCTCGACGATACGGGTGAAGAGCCGCAGTGCGTCCAATCGATCCATGGCGACAAATTATTGACGGTTTTTGAATTGTGATCGCAATTAACGCGTCTTTATACCACATGGATAAACGAGAAGAATGGTTGCTCAGGCGGGCATGTCGCCCGGCGACATCAGGAGAACGAACATGAGTGCGAGCAGAGAACCGGGCAGGGTGGCGATCGTGACGGGTGCTTCGGGCGGAATCGGTCGTGCGGTGGCGCAGCGCCTGGCGGCGGACGGCTTCGCCGTTACGGTGCACTACGCCGGCAACGCGCGGAAGGCGAACGAATTGGTAGCGGCGATCGAAGCGGCCGGTGCTCGGGCGATCGCAGTGCGCGGCGATGTGGGGAATGCTGAGGATGTCGCCGCTTTGTACGACGCCACGCGGCGCGCGTTCGGCCGCCTCGACGTCGTGGTGAACAGCGCCGGCACGATGCGCTTGGCACCGCTCGCCGAGGTGGACCCCGCCGATTTCGACCGCACGATTGCGACAAACTTGCGCGGCACATTTTTGATGATGGCGCAGGCCGCCCGGCATCTGCGCGAAGGGGGGCGGTTCATCGCACTTTCGACGAGCGTCATTGCGAAGAACGTGCCGGGCTATGGGGCCTATATCGCCTCAAAGGCCGGCGTCGAGGGGCTTGTTCGCGTCTTCGCTCACGAGCTGCGCGGGCGCGGCATCACGGTCAACGCTGTCGCGCCGGGGCCGATTGCAACCGAGATGTTCTTTGAGGGCAAGAGCGAGGCGCAGATCGAGCAGATCGTGAAGCAGGCCCCGCTCGAGCGGATCGGCGAGCCAGACGATATTGCGCGCGTCGTCGCGTTTCTGGCCGGCCCCGACGGCGCCTGGGTCAATGCGCAGGTCGTGCGCGCCAACGGCGGGTTTGCGTGACCGACGACGATCTGTGTCGCGGCGTGCGCCTGACCGCCTCGATCGACCGATCGACCGATCGACCACGAGAAGAACCGACTACTGAAACACAATGAGGAGCAATGATGCCATTTGCCAACTTTAAGTTCCCCGAAGGGATCGTCGATGCGGCACGCAAGGAAGAGATCATCCACCGGACGACGGCCATGTTCGTCGAGTACTTTGGCGAGGGCGTTCGCCCGTACGCGATGGTGCTCGTCGAGGAGGTGGCCGACGGCGGTTGGGGGCGCGCCGACGAGACGCTGACCCTCGCGAAGATGGGCCGCACGACGCGATAGGCACGGGGGGAAACAATTCGGCCTCCGAAATGCACACAATGCGAACCCTATTGACCGTGGGGCTGCCGCACGGTTGCGGCGGCTTCGGTATACGATTTCGGTTTCCGTCAGAGATCGTCGGGTTCCGGTGGCAACAACGGGCTTTCCGGTCTCACAATTTTAGTTATGAGCCGCAATACTGCCGACCGTTCCCACGCCCCGGGCGCTGCCAATTCGCCGCGTTTTTTGCTTTTGTTGATTTGCCTGTTCTCTTCGGCGGGGCAGGTGGCGATCGATATCTATGTCCCTGCACTTCCCGCGATGGCGCGCTTTTACGCCACCTCGTCGCAGGCGATCCAGTCGAGCGTTTCGGGCTATATGGTGGCGTACGCATTGGGGCAACTGATCTTCGGTCCCGTCGCCGATGCGTACGGACGCAAGCGTGTTCTCGGGTTCGGGCTCGCAATTTATACGCTCGGCTCCGTGCTGTCGCTTACGGCGCCGAATCTGGAGACCTTTGTTCTGGCGCGCTGCCTGCAAGGCTTTGGGATTGCCGCCACGAACCTGCTGGCAAAGGCGATCGTCACTGATTCATTCACCGGGCTTGCGCTGCTACATGCCTTCACGTACATGGCGACGGCGTGGGGGCTCGCTCCGATTCTGGCGCCCGTGGTCGGAGCGCACCTTCAGACGTGGTTCGGCTGGCAGTCGTGCCTTGTCTTCCTGCTCGTGTATTCCGTCGTGATGTGGGCCGTGCTGCTGGGCTACCGGGAGACGTTGCCACGGCCCGTGCCGCTGGCGCCGCGTACGCTGATCGCCAATACCGCCACGGTGCTGGCGAGTCCCGTATTTCAGACGTGCTTTCTTGCACAGGGGTTGTGCTACAGCATCCTGCTCGTGTTCAACATCGTGGGGCCTTTCATGGTGCAGAACACGCTGCATAACCCGCCGACATATTTCGGCTATCTGGCGCTCGCGATCGGGATGATGTATTTCCTCGGCGGGTTCTCGAACCGTCTGCACGGGCCCCGTCTGCCGAGCGCGGAGCAGCGGCTGCGGTACGGCGCCCGCATCATGGCTGCCGCGTCGATTGCGATGTTGATTCTTGCGTTGACGATCGGCTTGCGTGTCTGGACGCTCGCCGTGCCGGTGCTTGTGATGGGGTTCTGCGCGGGCGCGATGTATCCGACGTTGATGGCGAAGGGCAACTCGCTGTTCCCGCATATTGCTGGGCTGACGAGCGCGATTCTGGGGTGCGCGCTGTTGCTCGTGTCGTCCGCGATGATGGGGCTTGCCGGGTTCGTCTCGATTCACGTACTGACGCCGCTCGCGGTCTTTTTCGTGATACTGGCGTTCACGGTCGTTGCCATGGTGACGCGGCTGCTGCGCTATCTCGAGCAGCCGCAGCAGCCCGGGGCCGTCGCATGCGGCACCGGCGGGCGGGCCTAAGCCGCGCCCGCGCATACAGCGTCGGTACTCAGACGGTTGCTAGCATGAGGCGTGTCGGGCCTACGCCGAGGCGAAGGCCGTCTGTGCGGTTCGCCAGATAGCGTTCGTTGAGCTCGTCTGGGGTCCAGCTGCGGCAACTGCCGAAGCCGAGTGTGCTCAGCGTCGAGGCGAGCGTTTCGGGGTCGAAGAAGCTCTTCCACGGCTCGCCGCGTTCGGCGAATCGCGCCATCATTTGTTCGATGACGATACGCATCATCGGCGGCAGGCTCGCGAGCGGCACGGCGTGTTCGAACAGCACGGCAGTGCCTTTGGCGCAGCCTGCGATGAAGCGCAACGTATCGATGACCGCCGGCTCGTCGAGATACATCGTCACGCCGAGCCAACTGAACACGGCAGGCGCGTGCCTGTCGAAACCGGCTGCGGTCAACCCCTCGGCTAGCCCGACGCGTTCGAAATCGACGGGGACGAAGTTGAGCGATGCAGGCACTGCGATCCCGGCTTCTTCGAGGCGCGCGCGTTTCCATTGCTGTGTCGACGGTAGATCGACTTCGAAGATGCGACCGGGGGCATCGGGATGCCGGTACGCACTCGTATCGAGTCCCGCGCCCAGCACGACGTACTGATCGATGCCGCGTTCGGCGTGCTCGGCGCGGATGTCGTCGGCCAGCCGGCTGCGCACGACCACTGTGCTGCGCAGGCCCAATGACATCGGATGACTGAACTTGTCGAGATCGCTGCGCAGCGCTTGCGCGTCTGCCGCGCCAAGGATCGGCAGGGCGATGGGATCGTCGAGGACGAGCGGCCGGTCGATGAGTTGATGGGCCGCGCGTTGCGTGGCGACAATCAGCGCGCTCGGTTTGGGGCCACCGTCGACGGGAGCGATTTCGTTGCCGACGAGATGGGCCTTGTGCAGATAGCCGAGCAGGGCATCGTCCAGGCCGACGCCCAGCTGAAGAGCCGGTTCACGTGTGAATGCATCGCGGACGCGGGCTTCCAGCACCACATCGTTGCCGCAGAAGCTGTCGCGAAAGCGCTGTTGCCAGCGCTTCACGATGGCCTGCACGGGGGCTGCCGCGGGATCGGTGCCGGCTTCCATCTGTGCCCTCAACTCGGCGACGAGCGGGGGCCACGCGCGAGCGTTCGCGGGGTCGAGCTGGCGGCGGCGCACTTCTTCGGCTTGCGCCGGGCTTAGGTGCTTGGCGAACAGCGCGCAGCGCGCGTGCCTGAATGCTTCGTCGATCCAGGCGAGCATGGGCGGCGTGATGCCGACGATGTCCTGAGCACGCGGCTCTCCGAGCTGCATTTGCATGAGCTTGTTGGCGAGCATCGGGTCGTTGCGGGTCATGCGCGTGACGAGCTCGATCCAGCGCCAGGCGAGCGCTTGAGCTGCTTCGCTTGCGGTCGGCAGGGCTTGTTCGATGGCGCGACGGACTTCGTCGATGAGTTTGGTCCAGGCCGGGTCGGTGGGGGCGAGCGTATCGGGCGCGGCATCGAGCAGCGTTTCGAGTTCTTTCTCGTTCAGGTGCTTGTGGTACATGTTCAAGAGCTCCAGTGTGTTCAGCCAGTCGATCGCCGGGGGCTCGCTGCCTGTGGCGAGCAAGTCGACGAGATGTCGCAACTGCCGGCTTGCGCGCTGGGCGCGCAATGCCTGTGCGTCGAGTTCGGCGATCTGGCGTTTCAGCAGGGGCAGCGGTGCGCCGGCCGATTTGCCGTCGAGGCCGGCGAGGATGTCCTGCAACGAGTAGCCGAAATGCTTCAGCGCCTCGATTCGATGCAGACGGATCAGGTCGTTGCGGTCATAGAGACGCGCGCCGCCTGCTGAACGCTCGGAGGGTGAGAGCAACCCGATTGCGTCGTAGTGATGCAGGGTGCGGACCGTCAGGCCGGTCTTTGTTGCGAGTTCGCCGATCTTCAGTTGCATCGCCTCTCCAGTCGACGGCCGCCATCCTAAACCCTGACGTAGCGTCAGGTGCAAGCGGAACTGCGGGGGACGTTAGCACTTCTGCGCGCGCTTTGCTTCGGAGCGCCTTATTCGACCTGTAGCGATGGGCATCGCGGGTCAGCGCATGATGTCTTGAGCGGGCAACGCCGCTTCGACCGGCGTGCCGTTGTGGCAATGGGCGCGGTAGGCGGTCGAACCTGCCTGCCACGAAAACACGCTGGCGATAGCGGTATCGACATAAAGCGCTGCGGCGAAATCGTCGATGGCGATGGAAGGCGGGATGGTTTCGGCGTGAAGTGCGGCGTGGAGCGTTTCGCGTCTTTTGGGGCTGCTGCCGTAATGGACGGCGCAGCCGCCGGGTAAAAGCCCTAAGCATTCGAGGGGGCGCATCGCGGGCTCCCAGAACGAGTCGGTCAGCCCTGCTTCGAACCAACACATTGCGCCGGCGCTCATCCCGGCGAGCAGCACACGACCCGATTCCCATGCCGCGCGCAGGACCGAATCGAGTTGCCAGTCGCGCCAGACGGCGAGGGCGGATTTGGTGTTTCCGCCGCCCACGTAGATGACGTCCTGTTCGAGCAGTCTCGAGCGGAAGTCGTTGACGGGAATGGACCTTGAATCGCGCAGGCGAAAGAACGCGAGATGTGACGTTTCGCAGCCAAAATCGTCGTAGGTCGCATGGAATTTCTCGATGTGCTCCGGCAGGTCGCCGCTGGGCGTGGCAAGAAAGCAGACGCGCGGTCTTGCTTTGCCCGTGAGGCTCACGATATGCCGATCGATGGGCGACGGGGCGTCTTCCACCAGGAAGCCCCCGCCACCGATGGCGAGAATGCGCCGCATGGATGCTCCGGTGTAGATGGCGGAAATCTTCCGTCTGCTTTGTGGAGGGCGTTTGCCGATAGTCTGCCATGCTCGAGCCAACGCACGCATCGGATTCGACCCACGCCGACCGAAGCGGTCCAATAAAAGAAAAAACCCCGCAAGACGATGATCTAGCAGGGTTTCTCGAAACACAACGGCACGCGCCGGAACATCTTCCTGGTGCCCGGGACCGGACTCGAACCATCAGTAAGATGCCGTGTTATAGCAAAGCGTGGGGAATTTATGCGCTCTCCGTCTCCAGCAAGCGGTCTACCTGATCGATCGGTATCAAGCCGCAGCCATTCAGCCGCAGTTTTCCGGACCGTACCAGTTTGCTAACTGTATGACGGCTGATGCCAAGCATCTCACCGGCCTGGATCCTGGTGACCTGAAGCGGCCTAGGGTGCTGCTCAGCATAGAGTTGGACGGCCTTGAGCGCGATTCTCAATTCATCTGTCATTTTGGGGCTCCCCATGTCCCGCATTGGTTGCGGCATCGATGCAGGCCTTTCCGGCCTCAGTGTTGAAATAGCAAACTGTCGGGAACTCGGCCGATTCGGCGCAGGTGCAGGTCTCGCCGCACCGCTCGGTTACGCGCCGCTCCTCGATAAGCCCGCAGTCAAGCGCGGCCTGCTGCAGGACGCCTCCATCGACATCGCCCGGCCATCCGTCGTTGCGGTGAGCCTCCAGAACGATGCCGGAGAAACGTATGACGCCTTCGCTCGCCGTGTCGATGGGAGGGTGGGCGTTGTTTATCTGTTCAGCGATCATCTTTACGCTTTCGTCGTAGCCACATCCAAACCAGGAATGCACGAGCACATCGTTGACGAACAGCCTAGGGCCAACTGGCGTTTCTTCGATGTGAGCTACCGGCCTTTGCTTCTTTGCTGCTGCGATGCGCGCTTCGAGCACCTTGACGCGCTCCAATGCCTCAGAGCACTGATCGAACAGTGTGATGTTTTCTAGCGCTTGCTGTTGGATGCGCGCGGCATGGGCTTCGATCAAGTTGGCGGATTCTTCCATGTCCGACGCGATGGCCGATGAGTAATCCTTCTCCACATCGCGCGCGTCTCGATGCAGCCTCTTGCAAAGCTCTTCGTGGTTCGTCGTCATTTCGTTTCCTTCAGCAGCGCGTCTCGCGTCTCGATGTACTTTGCATGCGCGTTCATTTGCAGCGTGAACACCTCGCGAAGCATCCGAGCGCTCTCGGCGGTCATCGACTCAGGCCAGCGCAGCGAAACATGGCCGCCCTCTGGGAGTTCCAAACGCATCTCCTGATACCGAATGCCTTTGATGAGTTCGAGTTTCTTCTCAAGGTCCTCGATCCTGGCCCGCTGCCGGACTATTTCTTGTCGAGTTTCGCTCGCCGATCTGGCGGCGGCTATTGCGTCCTTGACGAGTTGCCTAACGTCATCGGCGTCACCGGCATGGCCTGCGCTACTCAGAATCTCAGCGATTTCCATGAAACGCGTCGTGTCGATCACGATCCCTCCTTCAGCGCTTGACGAACGCTCTCGTGAAACGCCTCGGTGATCTCTTTCAGAACGGCCTCGCGCGCGGCTTTCTCGATGGCGCGGGAGAAGGCCTGCAGTTGCTCGGTGCCTACGAAACCGAACATGCCGTGGGTCCTGGCGAATGCCAGAATTTGTTCAGACTTCATCATCGCCGCCTCCCTTCGCTGCGTCGCGCTCGATGGCTGCCTTCATCTTGTCGCGCGGTAGCCAAAGAACCAGTCCACACTTCGGCATCTGGTCATTGAGTAAGTCGCGCGCACGTACTTCATTCGTGCCGAATGTGATCTTTGCAGACGTTGCGTTGCCGTCCACTTTCAGCGCGCATTCGTCCAACATTTGGAAGGCCACATTGTCATCGCCTATGGCGGCGATCAGTTCGGATAACCTCACGATTTCCCCTCCGCTCTATCAAGGCGCTCGATTTCGGCGATGATCAGCGCGCCGGCTTTTTCGAGCATGCGACGCCGGTCCCCAGGTTTCCACCACGACGCGTCCCACGGCCAAATGCTGGGCATCCCGCCATGACTTGTGATGCTCTCACTGGCGTAGGATGCTGCGGCCATTGCAAGTTCGCCATTTACGTATCTATCGTCATGCTCCGGCGTCCATCCCTCGACGCTCACTTGCCGCGCACGCTCTGCCAGCACGTCTTTTGCTGCCTGCTTGATGATGGCGCCGGGGTACTTGACCGACCGAATGCACTCGCGCCGGACCTGCGCAACGATGTCGCAAAGCGATGCTTGCTTCGCCGCCCCTTCTTCGCCGTGAAAGGTGTAGCCCATTTGCTGAAGCGTCAGCACTGCGGCGTCACGCATATCCGAGGCGGGGAAGATGGTGTTATCGTCCGCCGCCGCATCCGTCTGGTCGGCGGCCATCGGGGTAGCAGTGTTGAGCGCTCGCACCGCTCGGGCGAATGCTAGCAAGCCCGGTGCGCCGCAGTGGTATTGTGTGCCGTTGCCCGATTTTGGGAAGCGCGTCGGCGTCTCGCTGAAATACCGCTCCCCTTCGTTCAATGCGAGGATTTCGGCGTCAGTGGGCTCCGCCTGCCCCGCGCTTGCAGTCATCGGGGCGGCGTTACGTAACCACGCGAGCGGACTGCCCGGCTCTGTGATGGCATCCACGGCACGCGCAGCATCTTCTGTCGCCCTTTCGTTGTCAGGCGCCCCGCCGAACGCCCATAAGGCCGTAATCAACAGGCTACGTGTCCACACCCATTCCGAGCGCTGCGCCGGCCCTGCGCTTGCAGCGAGCCCAGCAAGCGCAAGGTCAGCGACGTTCGCCAGCACCTCGGCGTGCTCCTCGATGCGCATCCACTCGACGCCAGCGCGAGACAACCTGCGTGCTTCGTCGCGAAGCTTATCGATCTCATCGGCAGTTGGCCTATGCATGACGCACCCAGGCCCGTCCGAGACATCGACAACGCTACCCGCGCTTGCAGCGAGACTTGCGCGGCCAGCTTGGAAGCCCCGCCAAGCCGCCTCTGTTTCGCAGTCGCAAAAATCGCTTACGCGCTCGTCGTCGAAAACTCCGGAAGCGAGACACGCCTCGAACGCCTCGCGCTCGCTCATCGCTTTGTCAGTCATTGCTGCCTCCTATCTTTATCCTGCGGACGGCTCTGGCGCGCAACTCGCTGTCCTGGTGATAGTTGTACTGGATGCCATTGTTGAAGCGCTGGTACCACGCCCAGCCGGCGTATTCGGGGTCATCGTCCTGCTCGTTCGACCAGTAGGCGTACTGCTGAAACTGATCGCGATGGGCCGCCCAAAGCATGGCCTGCTCGATTCGATTGGGCAGATCGCCGCCGATGCTTTTCGCCCACGCCATCTGTGATTGCCAGTTGGCGTCGTCGTTGTCGCCGGGCAGCAAAATGACGTGATAGAAATCGCCGTTCTTGTCACCGATTGCGCCGACATAGACCTCGCCTTCGGCGAGCGGCGGGATTTGGAAATTATTCATTGCTGCCTCCGTTGAGAGTGGAGAGAAGGGCGCGCAATGCGTCGATGGTATGACGCGCTTCCACTCGCCGATAATTCCAAAGCCACGCTACGGCATCCACGATCGCTTTTCGGTGTTCCTCGCTCAACGCCGCTTTCTCTGGCGGCCATGCGCCTGTACCGTCGCATTCCGTGCAATCCGGGCCACTGTGCGCCATGCAGGATTTCGGATAGGCTTGCTGCTCCCCCTTCGGCTCGGCCGGCGCGGGGACGGCATGCTTGACGATTTCGACAACCATTTCGATGCAGTCGACCGGTAATCCGATTCCGTGTGCATCGCAGATCGACACTGCGCCGTCATAGTCGAGCGGCGCTACAGCCTGCGCAGCGGGGGCGTGATTACCGCGCGCTATGAGCGTGTCTATCGACGCCACAGCGGCGCGCTCAGCAGTCTCCCACCCACATCCTGTCGAGTTGTGGATTGCCTCGGCCACAGCGCCAATGTCGTCAGGATCGACCGGGCGCTCCACAGGGATCGCCCCTGCTTGCGGCGGCTGTGGGGCGCGAGGCAATTCGCGCGCGTATGGCCAGTGGCATTCCTTCGCGATCCGAAGCGCCGCCGCTACCTGTGAGGGCGTCAGGGGCTCATGTGCGCCCATGCCGAGCGCGAGCCGGATCGGCTGACCGACCGGGCTGCTTCCGCCTTGATGGTGGTACAGCACCCAAAGCAACGCTGCTCTGGCGCTATCCGTGAACTCGGGCGACATATCCTCCGGCACCCGCACGCCAGCCGTGGCGACGTCTGTTTCCCCGCAGTGCGAGCGAACAGCCTCCTCGAGCAACAGCCCGACGTCGTGCCGCATCTTTCCATCGACAACGCACTCATGTGCGATACGTGACAGCTCGACGGCGAGGGTAGCGTCCATTTCATGCAGATTCGTAGTCATGTGGTCCTCAGGCGAGGTCGTTAGGATCGATGGTGACGATTGCCGCGTACTTGCCAGGCGTCCCTTTGAATTCGCTCATCTCTTTCTCTCAAAAAGCGGGGGCCGTACTGCGCCCCACCGAAATACCGAGCATCCGAGCGTTTGCGCGGAACACCAGGACCATGATCTCGATGCACTCCGCGCTGATTTTCTCGCCGATGCTGCGCTTGAAATCGCGAGGCATGTTCTTGACCAGGTCGGTGACGCTATCGAGTAGCGCGTATGCCGCTCGATAGATCGGAAGTTGGGTGTGCAGGGCCACGGTGCGTTAAATAATCAAATTGCTGAAGGAATAAATCTGCGGACGGCCCGGGCGCGCAACTCGGCGTTCTGGAGAAGGCTGGTCTGGATGCCAAGGCCGAAGCCCTGGGACCACGCCCAGCCGGGCGATTGATGCTCTTCAGCGGACCAATAGCAGGCCGATTGGAATTCGCTCTTCAGGTTGGCGAACAAGAGTGATTGCTCACGCCGAGAAGGCAGCTCGCCGCCCTTGTTGGCCGCCCATGCGAGCGCGTCCTTCCAGTTCAAATCCTCGGCATCGCCGGGCAAAAGGATCAGGTAGTGGCTCAGCGTGCCGTCGTCGTTGAGGACCGCGCCGGCAAATCGTTCGCCGCCCGCGAAGGGGATTGTGATCGCGTCGATGTGGTACTCGGTCGTCTTCGGCTGCTTCTTGAATTCTTCGATCATTGCGGCGATGCGCGAATGCTCGGCCTCGATATGTTCAAGCGTGATCGTCATTGCGAAACTCCGTTGAAAATGGGCAAATGATTAAATCGGCAATCTGCGGACGGCCCGGGCGCGCAACTCGACGTCCTGGCGATCGCGGTACTGGCAGCCATTGCAGAAGTACTGGCACCACGCCCAGCCGGAATAATCTGGATCGTCGTCGGGTGTGTTCGACCAATACGCGGCCTTCTGAAACTGATCGCGATGGTTCGCCCACAACATCGCCTGTTCGATCCGGTTTGGCAGATCGCCGCCGATGCTTTTCGCCCAAGCCATCTGTGCTTGCCAGTTGGCGTCGTCGTTGTCGCCGGACAGCAAAACGACGTGATAGAAGTCGCCGTTCTTGTCACCGATTGCGCCGACGTAGACCTCGCCTTCGGCGAGCGGTGGGAGTTGGATCTGTTGCATGAGATCTCCAAAATTGTTCAAAAAGAAGGGCGCCAAACAGGCCGCCCCGTCAAAGGACCGCACGCTTATCCGAGGGCCAGTGCGTGCGGGTGAGAGGCTATTCGAGAGGCGCTACGCCGCGTCGAGATCGAAAGCGAGACCGGGGTGCATACTGACCAGTGCCGAGCACGCATCGTCGTCGTATTCAGGAAGGACGTTTGCGTCCATGTCCGAATAGACGCGCTCGCCACTCGGCAATGCCCATTCGATTCGAGACTCGCCGCGTGGGCCGGCGCCTCGACACAGTCGGATGCATTCGGCCGGAACCATGGCATCAGCACGGCGCGAAAACAGTCGGAACATTCGCTTGATGTATTCGAATTCGATTTCGTCAACTGCTCGAATGTCGCCACGCTTGGCGGCTTTGTTGGCTCGCTTGCACGCTGCCTGAAGGATCGGATCCATACCTACCTCGTTAGACGATGAGCGGCGAGATCACGCCGCGCCAGTTGCCGTTTTGAATCAGGAATGCCCGCGGTTTCTCGGCGTCCCAGTAGATCGTCACTTCCTTTTCTGGCGCATGCTGCAGGACCTTCGATAGTTGCGATCCGCTGAACGAGAAATTGAACGACGTTTCGTCACTCCCGAGCTTTGCGTCAAGCGCCGATTCAGCTTTCGATTCGACGTTGTCAATTTCGACGGTGCATTCCGTCCCCTCGGTGATGAACCGAACGGTGCCGACCTTATCGCCGTAGTGGCGGTGCATCGACACGGCTTCGCGGAGGGCGTCTCCATCGAAGACGATAGAGTTCTTGGGCTCGGGCGACAGGCGGCGCCAGTCGATCTTTGGTGCTGAGACGGGGCAGACGATGAGCTCGACGTTATTGCCGCGCGCCTTCAAATGCGACGACGTAATCTCGATGTGATCGGGATCGATGGCGGCAATCAGCTCGCACGCTGAAACGGACAGCATCAGGGAGAATGGTGCCGCCGCGAGAGGGACCTGTGCTGCCGCCATGACCTTCGAGTCTGTTGCGTTCGCCGAAAAGACTTCTCCGTCGGACTCGAGCCAAACGCCCTGGCAATACGGACGGATGTCTTTCGGGGCAGCCGCGAACGAAACGGATGAGATCAAGTCGGGTAGGCCGACGACGTCGACGTCGGCAATGACGGCTCCCTCAGATTTAATCAGCGGGAACTCGCTTCCGGGGATCGACGGGACGGTCACGGTGTGGGACGACGTCGAAAACTTCACCCGACCATTCTTCTGCGGCGAGAGGACGATTTCGTCGTCGGCCACCGCAACGAGAGGAACAAGGCGGTCGGCCTCGACGCACACGTCGATCGGGGCGCTTGCGCCGTCGATCTGTGCGCGATACGTCGCCTGGCCATCGATTGCGCCCGCCGTCATCTCGAAGGAAACACCTGACACACGGATGCGCACCGATTGGAATGCCTTAAGAGGCGAGCGCCGATCGACTGCGGGGCCGATCTTCTTGAGCGCGTCTTTCAAAATGGGAGTTGGAATCGTGATCATTGCGATTGCTCAGGTTGTCCGCTTGACGTTGGTTAGTCCCAGGGGCGCGAATAGAGATCGTTCGCCTGATGCTCATCGCACGGGACGATAGGCGTCCTTGCGATCGTCCGCAGGCTTCCCATCATCCAGCCGAAGCAAAATCCGACGAAGAAGACCATAAGGACTACTAACACTTGTCCGGCGAGATCCGCACTCATGGTTTCAGTCCGGTGTCAGACGCAGCGCATGACGCTGCAGGGTTCAATGGAGTTCTGCTGCTCGTCGAGAACCGAGCACATCAGGACGTAGATTGCGACGACGACGGCCGCGCCAATCCATATCCGAATTTGCTCGCGCATCACAATGCCCCTGAACGAATTGCAACGCCGACGAACCAGAAAACGCCGATTGCGACGCCGTAGACAACCATCGCCACGGCTGCACGATTGGAGCGGCCGGTGCATGAGGTCAGCAGGACATTGTCGAAGTGCGGTCGATTCATTTGGGTCTCCATTCCCGCCGAAGCGGGCGCGGTGTTCAGGCGGAAGTGCGAGCGATGCGTTCTGCCGTGCGATATGCTGCGTAGAGTTCGGGTTCGTTCGCATGCCAGTACCCCGCCGCACGGCCAGCGCAGTAGCCGGCACCTTTCCCCAATGCAAAATCAAAATGGTCAGGTCCGAGACGGTCGCGCGCGTCGGCTTCGTTCATTTCGTCGCGCCAGTAGTCTTTCGTTGCCATCGTCTTCCCCTTCGTGATTGGCCGCCGAAGCGGGCGCGGGGGTTATCGGATGAATTTCGCTGCCTTGGCCTGCTGCTTTGCAATTTCCTGTTCTGCCAAGTTGACCGACGCGAACCATTGCAAGCACTTGACGCCGGCACAGACGTAGCAGCCGTCACCGTCCCCGGCGCGGTCGATTCGAACATTGGACATTTGACCGGCCTTGTATGCGGCGCGAATGTGCTTGTAGATCGCGTTCATCGTCATTCCCCTTCGTGATTGCATATCAGCGCCGAGGCTCAACGAGCTTGCCGAAGGAGAAAGCGACTTCGACACGCGCCTGCGGGCAGCGAGCCAAGTCGGAGAGGGTGAGGACAACGATCGTGCGTCCGATGCTGGCTACGAAGCGGCAACGGCCATCGAGGCTCTTTGCTGCTGCGCGGTGCATCGCTTTTTTGACGTTCATCTCTCTCACTCCAGACCGAACCTGGGGTAGGTGAGATGCGCCCTAAGTACAGAGCACTGGATCGAACCAATGCCCTCCGCTTAGGGCGCTTCGCACGTCGCGCTGTGATCAGCGCTTGAGATGAAGTATATCGTTTTGATCTATTTAAGCAAGCAAAATGATTTGCTCATGGCTGACAAAAATTTCTATCGGCTGTTTGATGTTGATAGGCTAGGGCGCTTTAACCAAAAAAATACCCGCCGGGGCGGGTATCTTTGCTGGCTGAAGGGAATCGACCTATGCGAGGCTCTGGACTTCATCAACCTTCTTGGCGAATTGAGTGCTCATAGCCTCTGCTGCAGCCTTAAGCCCCTTGCCGCCGTCTTCTGTTGCACTTGCCAGTGCCTTCGCACAGAAGTCGAGGAGAGCTCCGGTAGGCATTACGAGTTGCAGCACAGCGGTCCGGTGCTCAACCTTGGTTCGCGGGTCGGAACCCGGGCTAGGAGGAGGTACCCTGTGCAGCAGAATTTTCGAATATGGGTAGCCGACCGCCAGAGTTGTGACGCCCTCGATGAAAACCTCCGAGAGCACGTCAGGGTACTCGATCGTGAATTTGGCGCCGTTGGCATCGACCTCCATCAGCTTCGTCATCGTCTTTTCTCCTGAATGCCGTTACTTACCGGGGTGCTGCCCAAGTACATTGTTCCCGTTACGCCAGTGGATGGATGGAGCACGGTCAGTGCCATATGAAGATGCTCCGGATTGAACCCCGTGGGCCATACCACTCCTGCCGAACGTTCGCGCGTCGCCGGCTTCGATGCCGCAGCAAGCTCGACCTCACAATGTTCGGCCAACAGCGGGATAGCCTTGTCATCGTGGCATGCAAGGAAGAGAAGCCGGGCCGTCGGGGCTGCAGGCACCACCTCGCCATTTTCGTACTTGCTGAACGCAGTCGGACCGACACCAAATATTTTCCCGGCCTTGCCCTGTGTTAGTTTCCAGCTGGCTCGCATTTTCTTGAGTTCCGCGCGCGAAGGCGCGCCGAGGGCTCGTAGCTTCGCGTCGTTTATCTCGAGGGCATTGCACTTCGCAGCTTCCGCCGGTGTGCGAATGGCCATGCAGTGATCGCATTCGAGGTAACGCTTTTGGTACTGCTCCTCGCGACCAGCAAACTCAAGTACGGCGGGCCGCATCTTTTGCTGCAAGTGCCCTCTGCCGCATACGTCGCATAGATGCGTCTCATGCGCTGGGCCGCTGCCGCTAATCCGGCCCTGTCTATCTGGTTTCATCATCGCTCCGGGTGACATTGGATAACCGTCACAACGGTCTGTGTGGTAGGGCATACACCGAATTTAAGGTACGACCTAAACCGGTCTGCCCCCTGGCGCAAAGGTACGATGTACACATCGCAAGGTACCCACCCGACATATACGCCTCTATTCGCTTTGCACCATTCGCTTTTCCAAAAATGGCCCTTTTTTCCCAGGGGGCCCGCCTTCGCAAGCGAGAAGATCATCTTCACGTCTTCTTCAGACCAACCATTTCTGTCGAGCAAATCCACGCAAGAGTGAGTGCCGATCGAGATCGCACTGGCAGCCGCGATAAGCTTCTTTGCCGTGGCGAGGTCATAGAGGCAGGTGTGGGCCGGTGGTTGCGCGATGTCCCGCGACGCACCATCAGCTGGCGGCGACCCCGGATCGAAATTTACCACCAAGGTAAGTGTCTGTATAGTGCTGATTGCCCACTCCTGCTCACGGTTTGGGTTCTATCAGTCGGGGCGCCACAATGACGCGCGCGTTCTGGCTGCGACATAGTGCATGTGCTCGATCTCCTCTTCGTAGAGTGAGATGGGGGGGTGCGCCTCGTTCACGGAGACCAGGTGGACCCTCCCGGCTCGCTTGTACAAGAACGTCTTGATCATGACGCGGCCATCCTTCGACTTCACGAGTACATCATCTCCTGGCTCGATAGGGTGCGCGGGCTCGATGACGGCATATTCCCCGTCTCGGATCCGAGGGCGCATAGAGTCTCCGACGCAGCGAATGGCGTAAGCGTGCGGGTCACGCGACGGAACGTCGATGTATCCGTCCCCGTGTCCAACCGGGTACTCAATTTCGGACCAGTGTCCGTCGTCACCGAGCTGCGCCATGCCTACCACCGGGATTCGCTTCCAATCTGAGATTTGTATCGGCCTGAATTCATCGTTGTACCGGACTGCGACGCCTGGCTCACCCTTGCCTTTCAGGAGCCAGACAATGTTGACGCCATACGTATTTTGAATGGCTACAGCGTGCTCGAGTCCAAGGTCCGGCCCCGCGCCGGCAAGCCACTGCGACGCGATCTCCGCGCCGACACCTGCCACGCCAGCAAGCGTCTCAGCTGTGATCGACATAGGCGAAAGCGCAGCTTTCAGCCGCTGCGGAGATGTGAGACGCGCCGGATCTAGGTTACCGCCCTCGGTCGATGACGATTGCCCGATCTCGACCGCCATCTGTCCGTATATCGGCCCATCAGCTCTGCGGGTTGTGTGGTCGAGGTCCAGCCAGCCGAGCGGGCGCTCGTAGGCGGCCTCTATTCGGCGGGCGAGTGCGTCCCCAATGTTGCGCGTTGGGTTCGGGCCGATCGTTTGATTGACCTGCTGCGTACTGCTGCCGATCTTGCGCGCGAACTCAGCCGGCCCGTCTGTCGCCAGCGAGCGCGCGTTTTCCCGGCGAATTTCCTTGACGGTCTTCATGGCCGGGATCGTCTTCGAATCAATCATTTTGATCAACGTGCTAAATGATTTGCTGTGACAGAGCAAAAAGCTTGATTGATATATCGTTTTGATTTATTCTGACCTCACCGACAACTTGTGAGGCCGCATGGATCTCCGAACGTTCTTCCAGACCACGAAGCCTGCTGACCGCGAAGAGTTCGCGAGCGCGGTCGGAGCGAAGGTCGACTACCTGTATCTGTGTTCCCGCGGCACCCGGAAGCCTGGGCCGGAGCTGTGCAAGCGCATTGTCGCGCATGACGCGCGATTCACTCTTGCAGAGCTTCGTCCCGACATTTGGGGTGTCGAAATCGAAGGGTACGCCGCCTCTGACGACACTCAACCTCCAGTAGGTGGCCGCAGCGAATTCAAGGAGGGCTCCTGATATGAAAAGGCTGTACGGGCGATTTGTTCTTTGGCTGATCCAGCCAGCGCTCGACGAGGAATCGAGGCGCCGATCCGTGGAGGCTGACAAGAGCTGGAAGGCGCAGCTGGATAAGCTGTTCCCTGATCGAGAGGCTGCCGCCGCTAGATTGTGGTGGAACTCGATCGATGGCATCGCAGACAAGTCTCGCGAACTGTTTATTCCACCGTGCCGATCTGACGGTCCGCTCGACGAAAGATCATCTCTCGAAGCTTTTGCCCGTACTCCGCTGCTGCGGCTTCTTCGATCCTGGTTCGACCGGACGCTGTCGACTCTTCGATTGCATCGCGCAAGCGAACATCGAACTGGTCCAGAAGGCGTTCGCAGTCCGGGTGCGTCTGAATCATCGACTTGATGACGGCGTCGACGACGCGAAACAACCCGAACAGTGTGTCGATCTCCCATTCCGGGTTTCGCTTGGTCGGATCTTCGATTTTCATGAGTGCCCCGATTGTTGATGGGTTGAACGTGTGGAGGCGCAATTCTGACACGGTCGCGGGTGCTCACCAGTTTCGCAATTTCAACGTAAGTAGAGGAGGAGGAAATGTCACGTCGTACCGAGTACCGCAACGAGCTGAAAACGCGCGTTCCGGATGAGATCGTTGAGGCGCTGAGGGCGTGGAAAGCGCTCCACGGTGTCCAGCACGATTCATCGGCAGTTGAACGCATTTTGCGGCTCCATTTGTTTGGCTCGATTGGAAGTTTGCCTGCGGATCTGATCGACCGCAGTGCCTACGCGGTCCACTCTGGGACGCGGGTGGCGGCATGACGCAAAGCAAGACCAGCCTCGTAGTAGAGCTTCCTGCACCGGAGGCGGCTGATCTGGCAGTGCGTGCGGCGTCAGAGGGGGTTTCGACGCCTGAATACCTCGGCTACCACGTGTTGCGCAGCGCTTACGGCGCGCTGCATCCGCTCGTGGCCGCATTCGAATCACGTCCCAAAGAGGGACATGAGGGGACAGAAGACAAATAGGCGGATGCAGTTCCGCCGCTCCTGATTGTCGACCGGCAACACGAGCCGCTTCGTGCGCGAGGCCGCTCATGTTGAGGGTTAGGACTACTAAACGGGCACCGCCCGTCCAGGAGCAAAAATGAACCACGCTTCGACGGGTGCCGCGCTGCACCCTGACTTTTTCAGCCCCCGCACGGGGCGACGCGTCGCTGCAACTCAGCAGGACGCTATCCACAGCATGCCGGCGCGCGAACTTTGCGCGAAACAGCGGATGGTGCTCGACGCGATTGAGCACGCCGGCAGCCCTCTCACGCGAGAGGACATCGCCACAAACACGAACCTCAAGCTGTCGAGCGTCTGCGGTCGCGTTCGCGAACTGCTGGACGCAGGTCGTCTCGTGGTCGTTGGTGGGCGCAAAGACACGGCCACCGGCCGCGAACAGCAGCTGCTCGGCATCCCGGCGTGCCCCGCGGCGTAACACGTCCGCCCGACAAGGAATCCGCAATGGCAAAAAATTCCATCGACGCATACGGCGCCGAGGGGAAGAGCAATGTGCTCTTCTTCGATCCGGACAAGCTGACGCTCGTCACGGACCCGGTGCATTTCCTCTACGACGAGCGCGTGCACTGGCCCGTCGACGAGAGCATGGTTCGGAACATCATGCACCAAGGCATCCTGCAGGCGATCGAGGTCACGAAGGACCCCGAGACCGGCGAGGTTCAGGTCGTGACAGGGCGCCAGCGTGTGAAGGCCGCCCGAGAGGCGAATCGGCGCTTGCTCGAGCGCGGCAGTGACCCGGTCCAGGTCCCGGCCACTGTGCGTCGCGTCGATCGGAAGGACCGCGAGTCGGTTCTTTCGGACGCCGTTGCGAGCGAGAACGCCATTCGGCAGCAGGAGACCCCGCTTACGACCGCGGCGAAGATGGCGCGCCAACTGCAACGTCGCAGCGAGGAAACGGTCGCCATCCTCTTCGGCTGCAACGTGCAGACCGTCCGCGCTACGGTCGCGCTGCTCGACTGCTGCGACGCGGTGCAGAAGGCCGTCGAGTCGGGAAAGATCAGCGTCACGCATGCGCGGAAACTCGCGAAACTGGAGCCGGCCGAGCAGCGCGCGAAGGTCGCAGAGCTCGTTGAGGCTGGCGAGGGTAAGGCCGGGCATGAACGCTCGCGCGCGCAACGCGCAGTGATCGACGGCGGCAAGCCGCGGATGAAGTCGCGCGCGCAGGTCGAGAAGGCCCTCATCGAGGCGACGGGCGAGCGTGCTGACGCGCTGCGCTGGGTCCTCGGTATGACGGAGGGCGCTGCTCAATGAGCTTCCACCTCGTGAATGTCGCATGGGAGAAGGACCTTCCGCACGCGCCGAAGATCGTCCTGCTTGCTCTGGCTCACTTCGCGCACCAGTCGACCGGCGAGTGCTTCCCGTCTATCCGCCTGCTGTCGGCCCGCTGCGGGCTTTCTGCCTCGTCGGTTCGATCGCAGATCCGCGCACTGGAGAAGGCTGGGATCGTCGAGACCGAGCGTCAGGCGGACGGACCGGTGTACCGAGTGAAGCTGGGGGTGGCTGCTTGAGCACGATGATCATGTCGGCGTGCTGGCCGCTCCAAGGCATGTCTGTGACGCAGAAGGCGGTGCTGATCTCGTTGGCCGACAACGCCAACGACCAGGGCGTCTGCTGGCCGTCGATTCCGACGATCGGCAAGCGCTGCTGCTTGTCCGATCGCGCCGTGCAGAACGCGATCAAGTGGCTCGAGCAGGCTGGCATCGTGACGGCGAACAGGAATAACGGACGCCACACAAGCTATACGCTGACCCCCGCACAATATTCACCCCCGCAGGATATTCACCCCCGCACCAAATGCACCGGTGCACCGGATGCACCCCAGCACGCCGTGCACCCCACCCCCGCATCTCGTGCGGGGGACCCCCGCACGGCGTGCACCACACCCCCGCACCAGGTGCCGTCTAACCGTAAAGAACCGTCAGAAGAACCGTCATTGAACCGTCAACCCGCGCGGCGTGCGCCGCGAGTTGCGTTGCATGGCGAACTGCGGTCGATCGAACTGCCCGACTGCATCGACCGCGAAGCATGGCTCGACTGGTGCGAACACCGCGAGGCGAAAGCGACGGCTGCTGGCAAAGCGGTGCCCTGGACGCACGCGGCAGGCCGCGTCTCGGTCAAGAAGCTGACGAAGATCCATGCCGACGGCGGCTCGGTGACGGCGGCGATCGAAGAGGCGGTATTCCGCGGCTGGACTGGGCTCTGGGAGGCCAACGAAGAGCCGGCAGCGAGCGGGAAGGCCGGTACCAGCGTGCCTAGCGACTGGTGGAAGACCTCGAGCGGTATCGAGGCCCGGGGCGCGCAGCTCGGCGTCAAGCCGATCGAGGGCGAGCCGTTCATGCGCTTCAAGGTGCGCGTCTTTAAGGCGGCCGGCGCAGGCGAATGGATCGAAGACCTGTTGCGCACCGTCTCGCGCGAGAGCGAAGAGCGCTACGAGCAGCTTTACGCCTACTTCAACGACATTCCGCGCGAACAGGTCGCGCAACAGGCGGCGGCATGAGTGCTCGTCCAATCCTCCACGTCGTTTCGGTGTCGTCGGGCAAGGACAGCCAGAAGGTGTTGCTTAAGGCGAAGGAGCGCGTGCCGGTGGAATCGATTCGAGCCATCTTCTGCGACACGGCGAACGAGCATCAGCACGTCTATGACCATTTGGACTATCTCGAGCAAACGACCGGTATCCGCATCGACCGTCTGAAGGCAGATTTCACTGAGCAGTTGACAGCAAAGCGGATGTTCATTGCGCGAGATATACGCACGAAGCGTGAATATCGTCGCGTGCCGAAGGTCGACCGATTCGGACAGCCGGTGTACGTCAAGAATGCCGACGGCAGCGTGAAGCTTTTCCCGGTTTTTGAGGATGGCGAAGAGGGAATCGAAGGGGCTCAGCCTATTGACTGGAAGCCCATTCAAAAGATGGGCTGGGACGGTGGCCGCAGGGTTCGCTGGAGCAACAAAGCCAAGCGCCGTGCACTGTCTGTCATGTATCCGACCGGAAACCCGTTTCTCGATCTGTGTATGTGGAAGGGCCGTTTCCCGTCCCGCAAGGCGCAATTTTGCACAGAAGAGCTGAAGCGAAACATGGCCGTCGCCTATCAGCTGGATCTGGTCGACGCGGGATACAACGTGATCAGCTGGCAGGGAGTGCGCCGGGATGAATCCCATAACCGCCGCAACGCTCGCGTATTTGAGCGCGTCGGTCGAGGCATTTATATCTTCCGCCCGATCGTCTATGACACAGCAGAGCAAGTAATTCGGTTCTCCCGCGAGCGTGGTGTATTGCTCAACCCGCTATATCGCGAAGGCCGCTCGCGCGTCGGTTGCAATCCCTGCATCAATGAGAACAAGGAAGGCGTGCGGGAGATTTCGCGCCGTGATCCTGAGCATATCGACCGAATTGAATCGTGGGAATGGATCGTCGGCCAATGCTCGAAGCGGGGCTTTTCGACGTTTTTCTCAGACGGTCACGATGCGGTGGACCGCCGCAAGGTATTTGCCGATCTGAACATCCGGGCCCGTGTCGAGTGGTCGAAAACAACGCGCGGCGGCCGGCAATACGACCTGCTCGCTGATGCTGAGCCGGCAACGGCATGCTCCTCTGCATATGGGCTTTGCGAATGACTGCTCGCACATCAATTCGATTCCCCGAGGGGACAAAAGCGGTGGGTACTGCCCGCGTGCGCGAGGACCGCGCAATCGGCCGCAGCTTCGCCGAGCGTGAGCTGATGCGCCGCACTGGCAACCAGCCGTCGAGCGAGTTCGACGACATCGCGTCGGGGCTGGGGCTTACGACGAAGGCAGAGGCGTTCGGATTGGAGCCGGAGCAGGTCGCGGCGGCAGAGGCATCAATGCGCAAGGAAGCGCGGCTCGCCCGGCAACTTTTGCAGCCCGCGAAAAGGCCCTCGAAGTATCGCAACGAGAAGTGCGAGTCTGGCGGCATCAAGTTCGATTCGAAGCGGGAAATGATGCGCTGGCATGACCTCGTCCGGATGCAGGAGCGTGGGGAAATCTTCGACCTCGAGCGGCAGGTGCCGTTTGTCCTCGCTCCGGCGGTCGTCATCAATGGCCGGAAGAAGACGGAACTGCGCTACGTCGCTGACTTCGTCTACGAGACCAAGGACGGGGCTCGGGTCATCGAAGACGTGAAGGGCGCTGTGACGCCCGTCTACGCGATCAAGCGCCACCTGATGGCCGCGCGCGGCTTAATCATCACGGAGGTCCGGTAGTGGCAAAGGCATGGAGCCGAGAAGAGGAAGCGATCCTCACCGAGATCTCGCGCTCGACGGATTCGCTGCTGTCGCAAATGCACAGATTGCCGGGCCGTAGCTGGCCGGCCGCCCGCACGCATGCGAGCCGGATCGGCATTGCGATGACTGAAGCGCGGGCCTGGAGCGAAGAGGAGCGCGACATCCTTCGCCAGATTTGGCGCGGCAAGGAGTCGATCAAAGTCGGCATGAAGCGGCTTCCGGGTCGCACCTACATCGCCGCAAAGGGAGAGGCGCAGAGACTCGGCCTGTGCGGAAAGCGAAAGCGGCCCGGCCGCACCGGGTACTCGTGGGTCGATACGGCTATCTGCCGCGTGCTTGATGCCAATGATGCGATGTCGATTGGGGAACTCGCGAAAGAGACCGGCGCCTCGATAGCGGCAATCGGGAAGATCCTTCGTTCGGCACGCGGCAAGCGCTTCCACGTCGGCGGTTGGTCGCGTGCGTCGTCTGTTGGCGATTGGACGATGAAATGGTCGCTCGGCGGCGGTCCGGACGCACCGAAGCCTCGGCCGAAATCATCGCGTCAGACGTGCCGTGACTGGCGCGAGCGTAAGCGTATCCGCAACGGAGAAGTCAATCCCTTCTCGACCGTCATTGCTCAGGTAATCGGCGCGGAGCGCACGGCATGAAGCGCTCTGGCGAACTGAAGCGAAAGACGCCGATGAAGCGTTCAACGTTCTCCCGTAGCGGCTCACCGTTCGGATGGCCGACGCGCGCAACTGCGCTGAAGCGGTCCGAGATGAAACGGCTGGTGAAGAATCCGACGGTCGCCGAAGGATCGAAGTACCTCGCGGCGTGCCGCGGCGAGCAGTGCTACTTGCGCGTGCCCGGGATCTGCATCGGCGCTGAGACGGTCGTCCCCTGCCACTCGAACCAACAGCGGCACGGGAAAGGGATGGGCCGGAAGGCCGAGCACCATTACACGGTCCCTGGGTGCAGCGCCTGTCACGCATGGATCGACCAAGGGAGCGCGCCGCGGGAAGTGAAGTTTGAGCGATGGGACCGCGCATATGAGGCCTGGGAGCCGGTGCGCGCAAGAAAGATGGGTATCGAGATCGGGGAGGCGGCTTGAGATTGCTCGTTGAATTGCCCAATGGCATGGGGTTGGTGAAGGGGCGCCGCAGTCGGTTGGCTCCGCGGCTGTTTCAGCGCCACAAGTACATCGAGACCACGGTATATCGGATCGCGCTGCCGACCGTGCAGGACCCGGAGCAGCCGTATGTACTGGCGGACGCCGTTGTACTGGAGAAGGACGCCGCCGGCATCCCTCTTCTGAGTGACAAGTGGGTGGCGCCGGGAATCTACCGGGCGATCGCATACATCAACCGAAACAGGCGATCGCTTGCGCCATTTCTTGCGAGCGGCGCACGCGAATTGGATTTGAAGGAGGCTGAATGAAAGCAACCATCCTCGCAGACGGCACCCTGAGCATTGCCCCGGAGTCTGGCCTTGAAGCTTATGCGCTTGATCGCTGGGCCAACGAAAACATCACGAGCGACTGGTATTGCGTGACGCGCGTTCCGCCCGCTCCGAAGCTCATCCTCGACTGCAGTGAATACGCCGATCGCATGGACCTGTTTGTAACCGTCGGAGATATGAAAGCATGACCGCATATGCATGCATCCCATGGGAGGAGATCCCTAAGCCCCTGGCCGATTCGTGCCGCAAGGAGGTCGAGGAGGGCACCCGTGCGACGCTTGCGTTGTTCAATGGCTACCCGTTCGCCGGCCAGATTAACGAAACGTCGAGCGGCCTTCAGGTCGAGTTTCTATTTTCCCGCGATGCGCAGCTTCGCAACGCACTCGTCGACTGGCTCATGTACTGGGGTATCAGCTTTACGGTGGTGATGTGATGAGCGCCGACAAAGACTACCTGATGACGATCGACGGCCGAGATCTGTTCGACCTGATCCGAGGAACCGTTAAATCGGCCATCGAAGACTTCGGAACGGACGACCGCACGACGGCATGTTGGATCTGGCAGGAAGCCACTGAGCGCACGATCGCCGCGATGAACATGTGGAACGACTGGCGCACCAAGCTGTCGGGCGTCACGAGCGGCGATCGCGTTCCTGTTTCGATCTTCGACAGCCACGGGCGCCGCATTGACGTCATGGTCAGCCCGCCCGTCGCACGCCAGATCGCTGTGCTGCGAGACGAGCGCGACGTGCTTATGGGCGAACTGCGCCAAGCGAGGTCGGCATGATGGCGCGCACCAAAGGTGGTCCGCTCGCACGCCTCGCTGGCATGTGGGCAAACGAACCAGCATTCCTCGAATGGATGCGCTCTATCAGCCAGCCGGCGAACTCGCCTCAGGATGCGGCCGATTTCATCCGCGCCCGCTGCTGCATCGAGAGCCGCGCGCAGCTCGACCATAGCGCCGAGGCAAAGGCGAGGTTCGATCGCTACGTGCGCGGCCCTTACTCGAAATACCGAGCAGCGGCGGGGTGCAAATGAACAGGGCGGCGCATAGAGACCCGGCAGTCATCATCGAGGAAAAGCAAAGCCGCACATGCGCGGGTTGCGGAGATCTGGAGCGGGATTACACGCCCGGCTTCCGGAAGTTCAGTTGCCGCAAGGGCCGGCAGCCGGCGAAGCAAGACGTGTTTTTGATGGAACGATGCAACAAATACCGCGCGGGGGATTGATGGGCGAATTCAAGGATATGGCCGAGAGGCTGGACAACTGGGGAATGACCGTGCGCGCGCCGAAATTTCAGGAGGGCGTCTGTGCGCAGTGGGCGCGTCTGTACGTGGCGCTGCGAGACGGCACGGCCGCTCCATCCGGGGTGACGCCTACTGAGAAAGATGGGTGGCTCGTTGAGGCTGCATGGTCGGGAATGCCGGATCACGTGTCGAAGTGGGTGCTGAAATACACCTATGTGTGGCGCATGTCGCCCGAGCAAGTGCAGACGCGCATGCGAAAGACTCATCGGGCGGTGTTGCGCGGTCGCCGCTTCGAGCTGGTGCTCGCCGAGGCCCATGCGGCGATCTCTCGAAGGATCGTGCAATTGACCGCTGAACGGATCATCGAAGGGGCACAAAAAAAGGGTTGTAAACCGCAGACCGTTGCTTTATAGTTTCTCGCAGATTACCGAATCCGCCTCGCGCGTGAGCTTTCGCTTCCCAACTGGGAGGCGAAGTCACGCGAAGGCAAAGAAGCCCGCAAGTCGAAAGACGGCGGGCTTTGTTGTTTTCGGGCTCTCGCGCGTGGGGATTGCTCAGTCTCCACGCGCGAGGGTGACAGCCGCAATCGACCATCGATGTCCCAAGCGGACGCCAGCATGCAGGGTCGAGGACATTGCCGCATATGATGCGGCTCACTAGATTGCGCCGCCGCGTTTAAGCAAACGCACAGGACCGCGAACGCCGTTGCGGATTCCCTCAACCTGTCTCCACCGTGCGAAGCCCTCGCATGGCCTGCCCGCCAAGTGCGGGCTTTTTCATTTTCTGGTGCTGCATGGCGCGTCCACCGAAGAAGACCGAGGCTGATGCGCTCATCGGGTGCACGGTTCTGATGCGCTCCTCGCTCTGGAACAACGGCAAGCGAAAGGTTGCTGCAATCGTCTCCGATGCGACCACGGATGAAGCGCTCTTGCCCGAGAGGGCAATCGCGCTCGTCTCCGTAACGGCATTCCCGCCTGGAGCGCCATCGCGCATCGTTGTTGACGTCCCGCTCTATGAGGCCGATCGAGGTGACGCGGTGCTCCCGAGCGCCTGCATGAAGGCTGGCCGGGCGTAGCGCCATGCTGACTTTGTCGGTGAAGGCGGACATTCGCAAGGTTGCGAAAGCGCTCGACGATGCGGCGCGCAAGCAATTGCCGTTTGCGACGGCTCAGGCGATCAATGCAACCGCTGAGAAGGTGCGGCTTGCGCAGCGCGACAACATGCGCGAAGTGCTCGACGAGCCGACGCCATTCACGCTGAGCTCGGTCGCCGTCAAGAGAGCGACGAAGGCGAACCAGGTTGCTCTGGTGTACGTAAAGCCTGTCGCAGCCGCATACCTTCTGCCATATGAGATTGGCGGCAAGAACAAGCTGAACAGCAAGGCTCTGCTCAAGCCGATCAATGCGAAGGTCAACCAGTACGGCAACCTGCCGCGCAATCTGGTGCGCCGACTGGCGTCGAAGCCAAACACGTTCATCGGCAAGGTCCAGACGAAGCGAGGCCTGATCGACGGTGTTTGGCAACGCAGCAAGAAGACACGAGGCAAGGCAGCCGGCCTGAAGCTGATGGTCGAGTTCACCGATGCGCACGAGACGCAGCAGCGGCTCGACTATCGCGGTGTCGGCAAGCGCGTGGTGGCCGCGACCTTCATGGCTGAGCTGGAGCGCGCGGTCGCCAAGGCGCTCGCCACGGCGCGCTAGGGCCGCCAAGCCGGCCCCTTGGGCGGGCGGGTCCCTCCTGGGCTTTGGAGGGTCACGGGCAATTGCGCACCGCGGTTTTCGACCAGCTACGAGTTTTGAAATTTGGGTAACAGGTAACAGTTCGCGCCATGAATCAGAGCGAGTTCGCCGCCCTACACGGCGTGAGTCGAAAGACGGTCACAAAGTGGAAGGAGCGCGGCTGGCTTGTGTTTGCCGGCGATGAAGTCGACGTCGAGGCGTCGAATAAATTGCTCAAGCGTTACAGGCGGGACGGTGTCCCGGCTGTTACCCCTGCTGCCTCGAAGTCACCGAGAGGTAACAAGCGACAACCTGTTACCCAGGCTGCGAAGGGGGTAACGCTTGAGGCCGGCGAGAGCGCCGGTGAGGCGGCCAAGAGGATCCTCTCTGGCAACGTCGAGCTGATGGATTTCGACGAGGCGCGCTGCTTTAAAGAGAACTTCCTCGGGCTGATGGCTCAGCTCGAGTACGAACGAAAGTCCGGGTCGCTCGTCGAGCTGGACACCGCAACATCAATCCTCTTCGAGGAGTTCCGGGCGCAGCGCGATGCGTGGCTGAACTGGCCGACCAGAGTGGGTCCGATCTTGGCAGCCGACCTGGGCGTCGAGGCCGACCGAGTTGTCGAGGCTCTAACCGCGCATGTCCACAAGCATATTGCCCAACTCGGCGAACCCGAGGCCAATTTCTCGGAACGAGAAGGCTGACCGGCTGCGCGCAGCTGTGCGGCGAGCATGGACGCCACCGCCTCGCATCAGCGTGCCCGCATGGGCTGACAAGTTTCGCAAGCTGGCGAAAGAAGCCGGCAGCACGTCCGGCAATTGGGAGACATCGACCGTCGAGGTTGCTCGCGGGCCGATGCTCGCGGTAACTGAGCCTGGCGTGCACGTCATCACGACGATGGTCAGCACGCAGCTGCTGAAGACGGCACTCCTCGAAAACGTGTTCGGGTACTTCGCGCACCTGGACCCTTGCCCGATCCTTCTGCTTCAACCGAAGGAGGACGCTGCCGAGCAGTTCAGTAAGGAGCGGATCAGTCCGCTGATTCGCGTGACGCCGGTGCTTCGCGAGATCGTTGGCACGAGCAAGACCAGGAATGCCGATGAAACGCTCTTGTTCAAGGCGTTCCCTGGCGGCTTCCTTGCGCTCGCTGGCGCTGGTAGCCCGGACAACCTTGCACGCCGGCCGGTGCGTGTGATCCTCGCCGATGAGGTCGACAAGTACCCCGTGACCCGCGAAGGTGAGCCGATTGCGCTGGCCGAAGAGCGGACGGCGACGTTCGGGGTCAACTGGCTATCGATCCGCGCGTGCTCGCCGACGGTAGAGGACGAAAGCCGTATCGAGGCCAGCTACAAAGAATCGGATCAACGCCGGGCGTCGATCGCCTGCCCGCACTGCGGGCACCGCATGTTTCCCGACTTTTTTAAGCATGTCGACTGGGACAAGCGGCGAGACGAAAGCGGCAATGTCGTCGAGCACTTCCCGAAGACGGCGCGAATCTCGTGCGAGTCCTGCGGCCAGATCTGGTCGGAGGGCGACCGGCTGCGTGCACTGCAGACCGCGCGCTGGCACCAGACGCGCCCGTTCGAGTGTTGTGGCTCGCGGCACGTCCCGCTCGACGCTTATGAGCGCGCGTGGCGCGGCCCCGACGATTCGCGTGAGGTGACGGGGAATGCGGCAATCGATGCCGTCTGGGACTGGTGGGAGAGCGACCGGCATGCGGTGTACCGAGCCAAGTGTCCGGAGTGCGGCGAGTGGAAAGTCGACAACGAGCATGCTGGTTTCCAAGCGAGCAAGCTTTACAGCCCCTGGCAGAAGGACAAGCCGTCCGACATCGCGGCGAAGTGGCTAAAGGCCGAAGGCGACGAAGAGAAAAAACAGACCTGGTGGAACACGCAGGCCGGCATGCCATATCGCCCCAACTCGGGCAAGGTGCTGCGCCTCGAGGCGCTTGTCGCACGCGGCGAACGCTGGGCGGCGGAAGTGCCCGACGGTGTCGCCGTGATCACGATCGGCGTCGACACGCAGGACTACCGCTTCGAAATCGAGGTCGTCGGCTGGGGGCGCAACGAGGAAAGCTGGTCGATCGCCTATGAGGTGATCGAGGGCGACATGGAAACGCCGGAGCCATGGGAGCGGCTTGACGCGCTGCTGAATCGTATTTGGCATCGTGCGGACGGCCGGGCATTCGAGGCGATAGCGGTTTGTATCGACTCGGGCGGTCACCACACGCAGAAGGTCTACGACTTCTCGAAGGCGCGCCTCGGCCGCAAGGTCTGGGCGATCAAGGGCGAGTCCGCCGTCAGCGGAAAACGCAATCCGATTTGGCCGACGAAGCGACCGACACGCAAGACGAAAGCGTCGTTCCGGCCGGTGATCATCGGCGTGAACGCGGCCAAGGACACCATCCGCAACCGGCTGTATGTCGAAGAGCCGGGCCCCGGCTTCATGCACTTTCCGAACGATCGGGACATCGGTTACTTCGAGCAACTGACGTCGGAGCGCTCGGTGGTCAAGGTGACTGGCGGCCAGAAATACCGCGTGTGGGAACTGCCGTCCGGGCGGGCGAATGAAGCGCTCGACTGCCGCGTGTATGCGTACGCCGCACTGTGCGGTCTGACGCACTTGGGCTTGAAGTTGAACCGACGGGCAGACCTAGTATCGCAGCCGCTCGATTTCGACGTCTCGCAGCAAGCTTGGGTGCCGCGCGAGGCAGCTGAACAGCCGACCGCACTGGCGGCGCCGGAGCCGTCGCCTACTGGCCCGAAACCTGTCAGGAAGAAGCTAACGAACCGTCTCGCATAGGGAAGAAATGGCAATCACGGATGGAATGAGCACCACGGACATGCAGTCGAGGTTGGCCGCGCTTCAAGCGGCTTACTTCGATCTCGCCGCGGGGGCGAAGATCGTGACGGCTACCTACAACCAGGGCGACGGCACGAAGTCGGTCACGTATCAACAAAGCGACATCACGCAGGTTCGCAAAGCGATCGAGATGCTTCAAAAAGCTCTCGGGATCATCTGTCACTATCCACGCGCACGTAGGGTTCTTTTCTGATGGCACTCATCGTCGATTCAACCGGCAAGCCGTTCGCGGACCTGCCGGCTGGGGGACGTGCGCGCGCAGATTCTGGGTGGGGCGGCCCGGGTATCACCCAGCCGCCTTATTCGAGCCTCTTCCCGTACGAGGCCTCGAACATCCAGACGCCCGAAATGGGCCAGTGGTTTCCGTATATCCGCTCGCCGGACTCGGAGATCAACCAGTTCCGCGACCGCATGGTCGCGCGCTCGCGGGATCTTGCGCGCAATGACGGCTGGGCGAGCGGCGGGATCACCCGCATTCTCGACAACACCGTCGGCGCGCACCTGCGCCTGTCCGCGAACCCGGACTGGCGCGTGCTTCGCCGGTTTGCGAAGGGCTTCGATGCAGTTTGGGCCGACGACTTCCGTCAGGCCGTGGAAGCATTATGGCGCGCGTTTTCCGAAGATCTCGGGCGATATAACGACGTCTCGCGGCAACTGACGGTTTCTCAGCAGATGCGTCTTGCGATGCGTCACAAGCTGATCGACGGAGAAGGCCTAGTCGTCAACTACTGGAAGCCGGAGCGCGTCGCGCGCGGGGCAGCGCAGTATGCGACCGCGTATCTCGTCGTTGACCCAGACCGCCTATCGAACCCGTATCAGATCGTCGACACAAAATACCTTCGCGGCGGCGTCGAAATCGACGACGACGGCGTGCCGCTTGCCTACCACATCCGAAAGGCTCACCAGAACGATTGGTACAACGCCGTCGAATCGATGGAGTGGGAGCGCGTCGAGCGCGAAGACGAGGACGGATGGCGCCGCGTGATCCACGACTTCGATCGTGATCGAGCTGGCCAAAACCGCGGCATTGGCGTATTCACGCCGGTACTCGCGCACGCGAAGATGCTTGCGCGGTACTACGGCGTCGAGTTGCAGGCCGCGACGGTCGCAACGATCTTCGGCACGTACGTCACAAGCCCGTTCGATCCGAAGATGATCGAGGCGGCGATGGACAGTGACGGCGAGGAGCTTGGGTTCTATCAAGATCTTCGCGCGGATTGGTCGAAAGAGCGGCCCGCGATGCTCAATAGCGTTCGCATTCCGACGCTGGCGCCGGGCGAAGACATCAAGCAAGTGGCTGCGGCGCACCCTCATAGCGGCTTCGAAGACTTCGCGCACGAGATGTTGCGCTCGATCGCTGCTGCGCTCGGCGTGTCTGCCGAGCAGATCACTCAGGACTGGAGCAAGACCAACTACTCGAGTGCGCGCGCAGCGTTGCTCGAAAGCTGGAAGACGCTCAGCCGCCGGGGAGCGGAGTTCAAAGTCGGTACGGCGACGCCCATGTATGCGTCGTGGCTGCATGAGGTAATCGAGCGCGGCGATCTCGACGACGTCCTGCCTCGCAATGCGCCGGAGTACATCGAAGCTGCCACTGCATACGCACGGTGCGACTGGCTGGGTGTGGCGCGGGGATGGGTCGATCCGGTGCGCGAGCGTCAGGGAGCGATCCTAGGTCTCGACGGTGGCCTCTCTACGCTCAAGCGCGAATGCGCTGAGCAGGGCCTCGACTGGGAAGAGGTTATTGCTCAGCGCGCCGTTGAAGTGCGAGCGTTTAAGGAAAACGGGCTCGGACTGCCGGACTGGACCGGCGGGATGGACGCGCACGACGCATCGACGCCACAAGAGGAGCCTCAGGCGCAATGAAAAATTACCCTTTCGCGGCGGCACGGGTATTCGACGTGCCGCTTGCGATCCATCCGACCAAGGGGCAGGTGATCGCGAAGGTCCTTGCAGGCCGGTTCGGTATATCCGACATTGAATTTGCTGGCGAATCACCGCTCGTCGTCAGGCCGATGGCTTATGACGAATGGGACGACGGCCCGAGCGAGCAATATGAGGAGACGCCCTACGACCTGGAGCGAGGAGTCGCCGTCATCGATGTGTCGGGCACGCTCGTCCAGAAGAGCAGCCACTTGCGCCCCTACTCGGGGATGCTCGGATACAACGCAATCCGCCACAACTTTCTTGAAGCGCTCGACGACAAGGATGTGAAGGCGATCGTGCTGTCAATCGATTCGCCGGGCGGTGAAGTTGCCGGCGTCTTCGACCTGGCCGACCTGATCTATGAGTCGCGCAGCATCAAGCCGACACTCGCCATCCTTAATGAGTCCGCATACAGCGCAGCTTATGCCCTCGCGAGCGCGTGTGAGCAGATCACGGTTCCGCGAACTGGCGGAACTGGCAGCGTCGGCGTGATCTGCATGCACGTTGACCAGAGCAAGGCGATCGACAAGGCGGGTCTGACAGTAACGATCATCAAGTACGGCGATCGCAAGGCCGACGGAAACCAGTTCAACCCGCTCTCGAAAGAGGCTCTGGACCGGTATCAATCGGAAGTCGACGAAATGGGCGAATTGTTCGTCCAGACGGTCGCCCGCAATCGCAACTTGTCTGCCGACGTCGTTCGCAAGACGCAGGCAACGACATTTCTTGGCGCCGCTGGCGTCGAGATCGGCTTCGCTGACGCCGTGATGGCGCCGGACGAGGCGTTCCGATCCCTGCTCAAAGAGCTGGGCTGACATTTCCCAAACCCCAGAGGTTCACACATGAGTATTCGCACCCTCGCGGCGCGCGGGCTGTCGTTCGCCCATCTCGCCGGTATCAAGCCCCGCGGCGCGCGCGCAGAAGACGACCGCACGGAAGACGACGAGCGCGCCGAGGAGGACGAGCAGGAGGAGCAGGACCGCGACGACGGCGATGCAAACCGCTCGAAGGGCAAGAAGGGCAAACGAGCCGAAGACCGCACGGATGATCCGGATGCGGAGGACGAAGACGACGAGATCGAAGACGATTCGGGAAAGGGGAAGAAGGGTCGGCGCGCCGAAGACGATGAGGCTAGCGACGACGACAGCGACCCGGACGCGGAAGACGATGACGACGAGATGCGCGGCAAGAGCGCAATTGCTCGGGCTCGTCGCCGCGAACAGGCGCGATGCGCGGCCATCATGGGTTCCAAATTCGCGGCTCGAAACGTCGAAATGGCCGCCAACCTGGCATTCAAGACGCGGATGACGCGCCAAGAAGCTCTGGCCATCTTGCGGTCGGCGCCGGGCTCATCCGCTGGCGCTCAGTCGCAGAGGCGCGCGGACCGCAATCCGCAGCTCGGCGCCGGGGGCGAAATGCACCGCAGCCCGCAGCGCGAAGCGGCGGCCGGCTGGGATCGCGCATTTTCCCGGGTCACCGGCAAGCGCGCGTAAGCGTACCTCTTACTTCCTCTTCTAAGGAGCTCACATGAGCTACGTTTCTCGCGCTCCCCTCTACGAGCAATGGCACCCGGGTGGTTTCTTGGTCTCGCAGCCGCGTGGCCACCGCCATATCGATCGTGTGCTGATCTCGGGGGGCGCCAAAGTCTATCCGGGCACGGTGATGGGTCAGCAAACGACCGCGGCCACGGCCGTCGCCGCTGCGCTCGGCACGAATACTGGCAACGGTACCTTTGGCACGATCACGCCGGTGTCGGTTCCGACGCAGATCGGGGTGTACTCGGTGGCCTTCACGGCTGCTACGGCGTTCACCGTAACGGCTCCGAGCGGCGCGACGGCGACCGGCTCGACCGGCGTCGCATTCTCGGCTCTCGGCATCGGGTTCACGATTACCGCGGGTGGCACTGCGTTCGTCGCGGGCGACTCGTTCGCAATCACCACGACCGCTGCGCCGGGTAAGCCGACGGCGGCTGCCGTGGCCGGCGGCACGAACACCGGTAACGGTACTTGCAGCGCGGTCACGACGACCGGCTACGCGCCGACGGTGGGGACCTACACCGTCGAGTTCGACGATGCGACGCACTTCATCGTCTCGGCGCCCAACGGCCAGGAAATCGGCCACGGCACGGCCGGCACCGCGTTCTCCGGCGGTGGACTCAACTTCACGATCACGGCAGGCGGGACGGCCTTCGTGCCGGGCGACAGCTTCACCGTCACGGTCGCGGCCGGCGCTGGGAAGTGGGTGCCGTGCACGGCGACGGCAGTCGACGGTTCGCAGAACGCGGCCGGCATCTGCTTCGGTCTCTCGGATGCGTCGCTCAACGACGTCTATGGCGCCATGGTTGTGCGCGCGTGCGAGGTGAATAAGTCCGAGCTGGTTTGGGACGCGTCGATGAACGCGGCATCCCAGGCCGCGGCCCTCGTGCTCCTGCAGGCACAGGGAATCATCGCCCGCTGATCAGACCACCAATCCACGGATTCAAGGCCGCCCTAGGGCGGCTTTTTCATTTTTGAAGGGGCCGTTCAATGGCATCGCTTGACATCTTCAATCAGGACGCGTTCTCGACCGTCACGCTGACCGCAGCGGTCGACAAGTACCCTTACCAACCGCAAACCCTCGGCGAGCTCGGCATCTTCGACGACGATCCCATTCGGACGACGGCGCTCGTGGTCGAGCAGCGTCAAGGCCAACTCGTCGTCATCCCTCTCAGCGAGCGCGGCGAGGAGGGTACCCAGCGTACGACGGAGAAGCGCCAGGCTCGCTACTTCGACGTGCCGCGGCTTCGGCATTCCGACACGATCTACGCGAACGAGCTGCAAAACATTCGCGCGTTCGGCACCGAGTCCGAGCTGATGCAGGTCCAGGACGAAGTCGCACGTCGTCTCGCAGGCCCGACCGGTCTCCTGAAGAACATCGAGTACACCTGGGAATTCCAGCGACTCGCCGCTGTGCAGGGTCTGTTCACGGACTCTGACGGTTCGATTCGTTACAACTGGTTCCAGGAATTCGGGATCACGCAGGCGGCCGAGGTCGGCTTCAACCTCGCGGCCGGCGCTGCTAATACGCTGCGTCCGATCTGCAACCAGATCACCCGCTCGATGGCGCGCAAGGCGCAGGGTGCGTTCACACCGTCGACGAAGGTGTTCGCGCTGTGCGGCGACGCCTTCTATGACTCGTTTGTGAACCATCCGGACGTCATCCGCACGTTTGTGAACTGGAGCGACGCGCAGGAGATTCGGGGCGGCAATGCGGGCGGTGCCTTCCAGGCGTTCGAATTCGGCGGTATCCGATGGCTGAACTATCGCGGTTCGGATGACAACGCGACGATCAAGGTCCCGGACGACAAGGTCAAATTCTTCCCGGTCGGCGCTCCTGGCATCTTCCGGCGTGCGCTCGCGCCGGGCGAATCGTTCCAATGGGTCAACACTCCCGGCAAGCCGGTGTATGTGGTCCCGATCCCGGATCGTGACCGCAACGAGTGGTGGAAGATGGAAGTCTCGAGCTATCCGCTCCACATCTGCACCCGTCCCGAAGTGCTGTTCAGCGGTCGCTCGGAGGCGTAATGCCTATCGACTGGAACGCCGTCGTCATCGGCCCGTTGCAGGGCGTTTTTGGCGAGCCGGTGATCTACACGCCACGCGGTGGCGCGGCGTTCCAGGTCTCCGGCGTATTCGATGACGCTTACCTGAAAGAAGTCATGTTCGAAGACGGGTCGATGGGCACTACCACCGCTTCTGCTGTGCTCGGTGTCCAGCTGTCCCAGTTCGCGGCACTGCCAGCGCAGAACGACTCGCTGACCGTCGTCTCGAGCGGGGCGACCTATCTCGTGCGCGACGTCCGCCCTGATAGTCGGGGCGGCGCAAAGCTGATGCTCAGCAAGGTGAGTCCAACATGACGACATCGGCCGATATTCGTGCGCTCGTGATTCGCGGGCTGACCGGTGCGACGAGCGCCGGAGCATCCGTGTTCTCGCCGTTCGATTGGCCGACCGTTATCGCGAGCTTTCCCTGCATCCTCGTCAGGGCGCCCCGCGAGCGAAAGCATTCGCTCGGCAAGAACGCGCCGCTGTTCGAGGTGACGACGACGGTCGAGATCATTGCGCGCACGAGCGCTGGCGCGCTCGTCGGGGATGCAGGGTCGGCGCAGGCTCTTGCGGCGGCCGAGCAGCTGAAGCAGCAGATCGAGGTGGCGCTGATCAACAACACCTCGCTTTGGGTGAGCCCAGACGGCTCGCAGGTAATCGAGCAATTCGAATCGGTCGAGTCGGAGATCACGACAACCTCCGAAGGCGAAATGCCGATGGCTGAGCTGCAGATGCGCATGGAGATTCAGTTCGTGCAGAGCCCTGCCGATTTCTACCCGATCCCGAGCACTCCGTTGCAGCAGCTCAGCGGAACGGTTGCTCAGCCGGCGGGCACGGTCGAGCCGCAGTTCTCGATCACTTTTCAAAACCCCATTCCGTAGGAGCGCCGCATGCGCGTCAAACCTGCACCGGGCCTGTCCGTACGGGACCCGGAGACGAAGCAATTGCTGCCGGCTGATGGCATCGACGTGCCCGACGACAGCATTCTCTGGAACAAGATTCTCAATGACGGCGACGTCGTGCTGGTGTCGGCGAAGTCGTCTTCCGCAAAGGAAGGTGACAAGGCATGAGTACCGTCCCGTTCAAGACGATTCCATCTGGCCTGCGGTTGCCGGGCGCGTTTTTCGAGCTCGACAATTCGCAGGCCAATACCGCTCAGGCCAATCAGCGCGCGCTGATCATCGGGCAAATCACTTCGGCCGGTATCGCCACGCCGAACGTGCCGATCATCTGTGGTGGCACGGGCGACGCGAAGAGTCAGGGCGGCGCGAATTCGATGCTCGCCAACATGGTGGCCGCGTATCGCCTGAACGACAGTTTCGGCGAAGTCTGGATGCTTCCGCTTGCGGATGCGGGCGGCGCGACGGCGGCAACCGGCTCGATCGCCTTCACGTCACCGCCGACTGCTGCTGGCACGCTTTCGCTGTATATCGCCGGCAACGTTGTGTCCGTACCGGTCACGGCATCGCAGACGACGTCGTCGATTGCCACGGCCGTCGCTGCGGCGATTAACGCGATACCGCAAATGCCGGTGACCGCGGTCGCATCGACGAACACGGTCAACCTGACCGCCGTCAACAAAGGGTTGTGCGGAAACGAGATCGACATCCGCTTCAACTACTACGGCACGGCGAATGGTGAAGTGCTGCCGGCGGGCGTCGCCTACACGATCACGGCCATGTCGGGCGGCGCAACGAACCCGACGCTTACGACGGCGCTGGGCAACCTGGGCAACATGACGTTCGACTTCATAGCGTGCCCGTACACGGACGCGACGTCGCTGAATGCCGTGCAGCAGCTGCTGAACGACCAGACCGGGCGTTGGAGCTGGACGCAGCAGCTGTACGGGCACGCTTTCTACGCCAATGCCGGCACGTTTGCGAACCAGACGACGCTGGGCCTGTCACGGAACAATCAGCACGAAACGATTCTTGGCTTCTACGGCAGCCCGACGCCGAGTTGGCTGTGGGCATCGGCGCTGTGCGGGCAGGCCGCGGTGAGCGTGCGCGCGGACCCGGGCGTTCCGCTCCAGTACCTGCCGCTGCAGGGCGTGCTTGCGCCTCCGGTCTCGAGTCAGTTCTTGCCGAGCCAGCGCGAGACGCTGCTCTACGACGGCATCTCGACGTTCACCGTCGAGCAGGACGGCACGGTCCAGACCGAAAACGTCATCACGACATACCAGACGAACGCGCAGGGTGTCGCGGACAACAGCTACCTGGAAGTCGAAACGATGTTCCAGCTGATGCTGGAGATTCGCACGCTGCAGGCCATGCTGACGTCGAAGTACGCGCGCGCCAAGCTGGCCGACAACGGGTCCAAGCCGGCCGCCGGGTCGAATCTCGTGACGCCGAACACGATCCGGGCCGACATCGTCGCGCTGTATCAGGAGCGAACGGATGCCGGGTTCACGCAGAACTCAGCCGCCTTCGAGGCCGCTCTCGTGGTGCAGAAGAACCAGGTGAACCCGAACCGCGTCGACATCCTTTGGCCGGGTACACCGGTCAACCAGATGCGCACGTTCGCGACGCTCGTGCAATTCCGGCTTCAGTAGGCTCGTTGACCCGTTGCAGTGAGGCCGCTTTCGAGCGGCCATTTCGAATTCAGGAGGGCCAACGATGGCCAGCAATCTGATCGCCGGTATCGCCCAGGTAACGGTGGACGGCGCAACCTACCAGCTCGAGGGAAGTGCCAAATACAGCCCGTCGAGCGTTAAGCGCGAAGCGATGATCGGCCAGGACGGGTTCCATGGATGGAAGGAAACGCCTGTCACGGGGTCGATCTCGATGTCGATCCGGGATGCCGGCGACATGACCGTCGGGTCGTTCAACACGATGCGCAATGCCACGGTCGTGTTGTCTCTCGCAAATGGCAAGATCGTCGTCGGCCGGAACATGGGCACGACGGATGTCCAGGAAGTGGATACCGAAGATGCGAAATTCGATGTGAAGTTCGAAGGTCCGCAGGTGTCCGAGCAAACCGTGAGCGTGGGCTAAAGAATGGGAAGCCAAATCACACAAGGTGCCATTGGCGTACCCGATGATGAACTTACGATCGAGCTTGCAAGGCCGATCAAATTGGCCGGAGACGCCGACGGCCAGGTCTACACCGAGATCCGGCTTTGCGAGCCTAACGTCGCGCAGCTGAGCCAATTCATCAAGAAGACGCAGAAGGAAAACGCTGTCGACGCGATGAAGTATCTCGTCTCGATCGTGTCGAACGTGCCGCTTCCGGTGATCGACAAGGTCGGCGTGCGCGACTTCTATCGCGCGCAGGAATTCATGATTGCGTTCATCACCCCGCCCGAGAAGGACGACCCCGAGGGAAACGCGGCGGGCTCCCAGTAGGCTGGGAGCAAGTCGTCGCAAAGACCGCGAAATTCTACGGGTGGCAGCCGAGCGAAACGAAGCAGCTGACGTGGAGCGAGGTGCGCTGGTGGATGCAGCAGGCTCTCCGTATGAAATAAGGGGTGGGTGTGGGACAGGAATTCGTTATCCGGATCCGGGCCGACGACGCTGCGACGGCTACCGTCAATAAGATCAAGGCGGCGCTCGGCAAGATCACGGACCCTATCGACAAGACCCAGAAGCGCGTCGGGAAGCTCGGCAGCGCCGGTGCGATTAGCCTGGGGAAAGTCGAGAAGGGATTCCGCAATGTGGCGTTGTCGGCTCGAGGCGTTGTCGACAAGATTGCCGAGATCGTTCCGGGCCTGAGCGCCATCGGTGGTGCGGCATCCGTCGCAGGCCTCTCGGCGCTCGCAGTGCGCTTCGGCTCGTTCGGCTTCACGCTGAACAAGACGTCGAAGCTGCTCGGCATGAATGCGCAGGACCTCGCGTCGTGGCACGTCGCCGCGCGCCGGGCCGGCGTGTCAGCCGAAGAATTCGACTCTGCGATGAACGCCTCGCAAATGGCGATTCGTGGCGCGGCGAACGGGGCAGATCCGCACGCGATGCTGTTGCTGCAAAAGATGGGCGTGCAGATCGCGCGCAACAAGGACGGGACCGTCGACTACTACTCCACGCAGATGCGCCTGATGAAGGCGATCCAGGGGCAGAAGTCGGTCGAAGCGCAGCGCGACGTTGCCGGCGCGTTCGGGATGGGCGGTCTCCTCCCGATGATTCAGCAGGGCACGTACGACGACGACAAGGCGCGAGCGTTCAAGCAGGGCCTCGTCCCGACTGCTGATGAAATCGCAAAGGCGAAGGCGTTCAACGAGGATATTTCGGACCTGCGCGGCTCCGTCGACGGGCTCGGCAACAGCATCGGCTCAGCGCTGATCCCTGTGTTGGATCCTGCCGTGAAGTCTGTTGCGAAGTGGCTCAACGCGAACCGGGCCCAGATCGCCGACAAGATCGCGGCGGCTGTGCAGCGCTTCGTGAATTGGATTTCGTCCATCGACTGGGACAAGGTTGCCTCGAAGGCATCCGCGTTCTATGACGCGATTGGCGGGATCAAGACGGTTGCGATTGCCATTGCGGCGATCACGTTCGCCGGGCCGATCTCGGGGGTGCTTTCGTTGATTGCGGCGCTTACGCGGTTGGCTATGGTGACCGTTCCGGCCGCGGTGAGCGCACTGCGGTTGCTCGCGGCGAACCCGCTGCTGGCCGGCATTCTCGCGCTCATCCATTCCGAGAATCTGAATTCGGGCGAAGACGAATATCTCGCCGCTCGGCAAGGGCAGACGTGGGACGGCGACCCGGTGGGTCAGCGGCGTGCTGCGGCCAATGCCAAGAATGCACCAATCGGCGATCGGCAGCGCTACCTGTTCGATCGTCTGAAGGCGGCGGGCTACACCGATGAGCAGGCTGCCGGGCAGATCGGAAGCCTGATGCAGGAGAACGGGTCGCTCGACCCTTCTGTGGTCAACCAGAAATCGGGCGCCGCCGGATTCGCTCAGTGGCTGGGGCCGCGCGCGAAGCAATTCGCCGCGATGTTCGGCCATACCGTGGACAAGGGCACGTTCGGCGAGCAGGTGGACTACTACCTGTGGGAGCTGCAAAACACCGAGCGCACTGCGGATCAGCGCATTCGAATGGCGCGTACGCCAGAGCAGGCGGCCGACATCCATGCCCACGAGTATGAGCGGCCGGCGGCGAACGAGATGAACATTGCCAACCGGCAGTCGTACGCCGAACAGGTGTATGCGAAATTCGCTGGCAAAGGTGCCGCATCCGACGCGCCGAGCGAAGCGCCGGTCGCTGGCGGTTCTGCTGGCGCACCCGCAGCAGCGGCGGCGGCCGGCGGCGCGGATGCTCATGACGCGCGCGTCGCGGAAATGCAGAGAACGGCGGTGCATGTGACGTTCGAAAACGTGCCGTCTGGCGTCCGGCCCGAGGCCAAATCATCGGACGGGACATACCTTCCGACGAAGGTCAATTACCGCTTGGACGGTCTCCAATAGGGGAAATTGAGTGAGCGTGGTCACGGATGCAGTGCAGGTCGCGGGCAGTATCGGCGGCGTTGCGTCTGCCATTGGGGACGCGGCGGCGCTGATCACAGGCGACTGGTTCCACAATCTCAAGAAGGCCAGCTACGGCGGCATACGATTCGGTGTCGAGTCGGTGCGCACTGCGGCGGGCCGCAAAACGTCGATCCACACGTACCCGTTTCGCGACGATGTGTGGGTCGAAGACCTCGGCAAGCGCCCCAGGCAGTTCGAGGTGCTTGGTTTCCTCGTTGAGGGGGACCTGATCACCCGCGGCGGCGCTGCCATCTCGCAGCGCGACGCGCTACTGGCCGCCTGCGAGACGGCCGGTGGTCAAAAGCTGGTGCATCCTACGCTGGGCACGATCGAAAACGTGTGCTGCCTGGGTGTCGAGATCATCGAGCGGACCGATCTCGGTCGCGCCTTCGAATTCCGCCTCACGCTGATCGTTTCGGGCAAGCGGCTTTTCCCGACGACGACGGAATCGACTGCCTCCGCGAGCGCAGCAGCGGCTAAACAGACCCGCCTGCAGGCGCTCGCCGACTTCGTCAAGAAGGTTGCCGCGACTGTTGCGGCCGGTGCCGCGGTTGTGCAGGAGGCTATTTCGACGGTAGTCGGGTGGTATCAGATCGGCGTCGCAGCAATCAACGACGTCAAGCGGATCATCGGTGCCGTGTCGTCGATGTTCGGGAATTTCGGCCGCCTCTTCGGTGGTGGCAATAGCGGGGTTTCTGGCAGCAATCCGCGGGCGGCGGCTTCGAAGACTGCTTCGGATCTCCTGTCGGCATCGTCGGCCGCGCGAACGTCGGTTCTGACGGCCGGAACGGCCTTGCAAGCCGCCGCGGCGAACCCGTCTGACTCTGCGACCCTCGGATCGACGGCGCAGGCGTATGTGGCCGCTGTAGCGGGCGCAGCGACGGCGCCGGCTGACGCCGTTCGACTGGTGAGCGGCCTGGCGCAGTACTCGCCGTCCCCGGTCACCCAGATCGGCCCGATTGGCGCGGCCATGGCGACGATGCAAACGGCTATGGCCGCTCTGTTGCGCCGATACGCATTGGCCCAGCTCGCCGAGACGCTGACGACGTACCAGCCGTCGTCGCAGGAGGATGCTGATTCAGTCCTCGCTTCCGCTGTCGGGCTGATTGATGCCGAAATCGACATTGCGGGGGATGCGGGCGACGACGACACCTATATGGCGCTGCGTGAACTTCGGCGTTCGGTCGTCGCGGATCTTCAGGCGCGCGGGGCGAATCTGGCTGCGGTCGCCACGTTCGAGTTCAACGCGCCGTTGCCGTCTCTTGTGCTCGCGAACCGCATCTACCGTGACGCGTCGCGTGAGTCTCAGCTCGTGCAGCAGGTCGCGCCTGTCCACCCTGCGTTTATGCCAACGACGTTTGAGGCGCTGTCAAGCTGATGGACGATGAAATCACACTCCGGGTGTCGTCGTGCGAGCGCGATCCGAACCCGTCGCCAGGCGAGCCGACGTTCTACGCGTACAACGGCCGGGACCTGACCGGCTGGACGGAGTTGCGCGTCTCGCGCGGGATCGAGCGGTGCCCGTCGGACTTCGAGATTGCCTTCACCGAGCCGTATCCGGCGATTTCTGACGTGATCGTGCAGCCGGGCGACCTCGTGCAGGTGATCCTTGGGTCCGACGTCGTGCTCACTGGCTTCGTTGACCGATACATGCCGGGCTACAACGCGCGCGAGCACTCGACGCGGATCGTGGGGCGCAGCAAATGCCAAGACCTCGTCGACTGCTCGGCGAAGTGGACGGGCGGACAGCTGCTGAATCTCACGGTCGACCAGATCGCGAAGCGTCTTTGCTCGGTGTATGGCATCGACGTGACCGTTGCGGCCGGCACCAATATCGGCGATCCGATCCCGCAGTTGAACATCATGGTCGGCGAATCGATCTATGAAGTGCTCGAGCGGATCTGCCGTTACCGAGCGTTACTGCTCTACGATCAGCCGGACGGGAGTCTGCTGCTCGCGAATGGTGGCGCAGGTTCGGGTGATGGGTCCATCGGAATCGGGACGCGGGTCGCCGCGAGCGGGTTCACGGAGGGCGTCAATGTTACGGCAGCGTCGGCCGTCTATGCCATGGATGGGCGATTCTCGGACTACGACGCGGTGTACCAGGGACTGGATACGCTCACGGACGTCGGCGACGGCGGTAACCTGCTGGCGCACGTGACCGACCCCGGCGTCAAACGTCTGCGCTACCGCGCGATTGTGGCGGAAAACGTCGCTGGTGGCGCACAGGTGGCGCAGCAGCGCGCGAATTGGGAAATGGCGGCCCGCATGGGGCGCTCGATGCCAGTCCGCGTATCGACCGACAGCTGGCGCGACGCCGACGGCCTGCTTTACGAGCCTAACACGCTCGTCGACATCTACCTGCCGAGTTTGAAGCTTGCGCCGCAGCAGTGGTTGATTGCTGATGTGACATACAAACGGGACCAGCAGGGCACTCAGGCCGATCTGCTGATCATGCCGCCGCAGGCCTTCTATCAGGAGCCCGTGACGCTGTACCCGGTCGCGCCTGACATCAACACTGTGAGCAACGTCAATTCATGAGCACAGCGATTCTTGAGCGAGCGCAGCGGGCAATTCGCGCGCTCGTCGGCCGCGGTCGTGTGACGTACGTCGACGACTCGAAGACCGTGCAGAAGATGCAGGTGACGATGAGCGGGCTCGAGACCCCCGACAATCGCATACGTGTTGCTGAATTCGGCTTTACGTCGAATCCGCCGATCGGCTCGGACGTCGTCGCGCTGCATGTCGCGGGCGATCGATCGGCGGGCGTGGTTGTCGGCACGAACCATCAGCCGTCGCGGCCGACAGGCCTCTCGGCAGGCGAATCGATGCTCTATAGCCAGGATGGCAAGCAGGTCTATTTGACCGCCTCGGGCGGCATCGTTGTCGAGGCGAAAGGACAGGATGTCGTCGTGAACGATGCGCGAAACGTCACGTGGAACTGCACGGGAGACTTCACGCTGAATGTAGGCGGCAAGTTCAACGTGGTGGCGCCGGGCGGAACCAACCTGACGACGCCGGCCGTGAAATCGAGCGGCGACATTCAGGACAACTCTGCGACAAACACGCACACGATGGCGCAGATGCGATCGATCTACAACACGCATACGCACCCGATTCCGAACGTGCAGGCCGGCAGTAGCACGGTCACGTCGAGCATACCGAACCAGCCCGAGTAGCGCACGAGCGCTCAACGATAGAACCCGCTTCGGCGGGTTTCATTTTTCTTAGCCCGATGGCAGACATCTCGATCACGTGGGACCAGGCGAACGGCCGTGGCGATTGGACGATGAACGGCCCGGTGCTTGCCACCGGCAGCGACATCGAGACGGCGATCCTGATCAGCATCTTCACGGACCGCATGGCGCAGCCGGGAGACGTCATTCCTGACGGAACAAACGACCCGCGAGGCTGGTGGGCGGATGACGACGTGCCTATCGGCTCGCGCATGTGGCTGCTCAGGCGCGCGAAGCAGACGACGCAGACGCTGCAGCTTGCATACGACTACTTGGCCGAGGCGCTGAAGTGGATGGTCGACGACGGCGTCGTTGGTCGCTTCGACCTCTCTACGCAATGGGTGCGTGCCGGAATGCTCGGTGCGATCATCGTCGCCTACTCGCCGGACGGAACACTACTTCACAAAGGCCAGTACGCCTGGGCCTGGGCGGGGATCAACTGATATGCCTTACGCAAGACCTACCCTGTCGCAGCTGCGCGCGCAGGTGGCCGCCGATCTGCAGGCGAGCCCGGCCGGATCCGACCCGCTGCTGCGATTTTCCAGTCTGAACGTTCTCGGTCGCGCGCTCGCGGGGCTCGCAAATTCGCAGTATGGCTACACGGACTACGTAGCGCTCCAAGCCGTTCCGTTCACTGCCACCGATGAGTATCTGGAGGCGTGGGCGGCTCTGAAGAGCGTCTATCGCGAGCCAGCGACGCAGGCCGGCGCATCGACGCCGGGCCAGATCACATTTCCTGGCACGAACGGCTACCAGATCCCGATTGGCACGGTCGTAACGCGCGGCGACGGCGTGCAATACACGACGACGTCGCTTGGCACTGTCGCGGCCGGGATTGTCACGGTGAATGCGGAGGCGAACGCGGACCCGACTGGGCTCACCGGCGCTTTCGGCAATTGCGCCGTCGGTACGGTGATGACGCTCGCGACCGCGATTGCCGGCATATCGTCGACCGGCTCGGTTACGACGGCCTTCACCGGCGGTGCCGACATCGAGACAGACGATAGCCTGCGTGCACGCATGCTGTACGCCTACCAGAATCCGCCTCAGGGTGGCGCGGTCTCCGACTACGTCACATGGGCGAAGCAGGTGAGCGGCGTTACGCGTGCCTGGTGCAACCCGAATGGGTTCGGCGCGGGCACTGTCGTCGTGTACGCCATGCTCGACAGCGCGGAGTCTGCGAACAATGGGTTCCCGGTCGGAACCAACGGGGTAGCGACATCGGAGACGCGCGGCACGCCGGTGGCGACTGGCGATCAGCTGACCATCGCGAACTACATCTATCCGCTGCGGCCGGCGACGGCGCTCGTATATGTGTGCTCGCCGAATCAGCTCGTCGTCAATTTCACGATCAGCGGCACGTCCGGCTTCAGCTCCGCGACGAAGGCGCTGATCCAGTCGGCGATAGCCGGCGTGTTCGCGATGTATGGGTCTCCAGTGAGCTCGACGGCAGGGCAGAACGGGGTGATCGATCTGTCGTACATCCAATCGGCGATCGCCGCGATCTCGGGCACGCAAGGCTTCGTTATCACGTCGCCGACCGCAAATATCCAGGGCACGACGGGGCAACTTCCAGTGCTCGGGACCATCCTCTGGAACCCGTAAATGGCGGCTCCGAACTATGCGGCCAGCGACTTCGCGACCGCTATCCACGCTCTTATGCCGCGCGGAAAGGTGTGGCCGCGTGATCCGACGGCAGTGATGGCGCAGGTGATCAACGGGCTGGCGCCGGCATGGGCTCGCCACACGCAGGCGAACAACCAGTTGCTTGTCGATGCGTTCCCGGCGACGGCCGTCGAGCTGTTGCCAGAGTGGGAGTCGACGCTCGGCCTGCCAGATCCGTGCGCGGGCCCATCGCCGACGCTCCTTGGGCGACAGCAGCAAGTTGTTGCGCGACTCACGAATAGCGGCGGCCAGTCTGTTCCGTACTTCATCGGCTACGCGAAGGCGCTCGGGTACACGGTGACCGTAACCGAGTTCTCACCGTTCCGGGTTGGTCAACAGCGCATGGGGAGCCCAGTTGGAAATCAGGACTGGGCATTCACCTGGCAGATCAACGCGCCGCTGAACACGGTCAGCTACTTCAGGACAGGACAGTCGTACGTCGGGCAGGCCCTCGCGACTTGGGGCAATGCTGTCCTGCAGTGCGAGCTGTCCGCCATCAAGCCTGCGCACACATATCTCAATTTCGCTTACAGGTAAGGTATTCGCATGTTCCAAACCGATCAGGCCACGGCCGCGACCAGTCTCCCGACGCCCGCGGCAGCGGGCACGCCGGGTTATTTCACGAACGGCAACCCGAGCACCGGCGTAGCTGCGACGATCCTCGACGCGGACTTCATGAACATGGTCATGATGGAGCTGGCGAACGTTGTGACGGGCGCCGGCATTGCGCTCAGCAAGACGACGTACAACCAGGTCCTGTCGGCGATCAAGCGGATCGGGCAAAACACCGCTGTCATCGCTGACGCGGGCGTCGCGAACGCCTATGCGGCGGCGAACGCGACGCCGCTCGTGGCCGGGACGTGGGTGGACGGCGTAGTGCAGGCCGTGAAGATCGCGAACACGAACACGGGCGCATCGACGTACGCGCCGGACGGCCTGACGGCGATCCCGATCTATGGCCTTGGGCTCCAGGCGCTCCAGGGCGGCGAGCTGTTCGCTGGCGGCACCGCGATCCTTATGCATGCGACGATCGCTGGCGTGAACAGCGGCAATCCGATCTGCGTTCTGATGGAGTGCGCGGGCGGCGCGCAACAGGTCACTGCCGCGACCGCATCAAAGCACGCCCCGCAGGCCGGCCAAGTGCAGCGGAATGCGTTCAACTACGCGAGTTCCGCAGGCGGCACGGCGAATGCCCTGACGGCCACGTTGACGCCGGCTCCTGCGAGCTATACCGACGACCTGACGGTCGTCGTTCGTGTCGCGAGCGCCAACACCGGCGCAACGACGCTCAATGTGAACGGCCTCGGCGCGACGGCCGTCGTTGGCGCCGGGCATCAGCCGTTGCAAGGCGGCGAGCTCGCGGCGAACGGCTTCGCGTGCTTCGCCTACTCGCAGGCCCTCGCCTCGTTCATCTTGCTGTGGACGACAGGCGGTGCGGAGCCGGTCGCGCCGGCAACGCAAAGCCAGCATGCAGTGCAGTTCGCTCAACTGGGGAATCGCGCGGGGGAGGTGTGCTTTTTCGCGACCTCTTCACCGCCGATAGGATTCCTCGCGGCGGATGGGTCAGCCGTCTCGCGGACGACCTACGCGACGTTGTACTCGGCAATCGGGACGACGTTCGGCGCAGGGGACGGCTCCACGACGTTCAACCTTCCGGATCTTCGAGGCCGCTTTCCACGGGGTTACGACAATGGTGCCGGCGTTGACCCGGGACGTGCATTTGGCAGCGTGCAGGCCGACAGCTTCGCCAGCCACAACCACGGCGTCAACGACCCAACTCACGCTCACTCGTCGTCTGCGGCGGCATCTGGCAATCAGATTCTTGCTGCTGGTTCCAACGGCGCGGCCATCAATGGTAGCTCCACCGGCTATGCCTCAACCGGCATCACGATCCAAAGCACGGGCGGCACCGAAACGCGTCCGAAGAACGTTGCCCTTCTCGCATGCATTAAGTATTAACTGAGGCAAGAATGAAGATCTACAACTACGACCCGGGCACCTTCCAGTACATCGGCGATTCGATCGCGTTCGAATCGCCCCTTGAGCCGGGAGTGTTTCTGATCCCTGCCAATGCGACGGAAACGCCGGTTCCAACATACAACCCGGCGAATCAGCAGTGTCATTGGATCGGTGGAGAATGGGTCATTTCGGCTACCGTGGCGGACGTCCCGCCTCAACCGACAGCGGAAGAGTTGCAAGCCGCGGCATGGCAAGAATACCAAGCCAAGGCAAAGGCGATGCTATCGAAATCCGACTTGGCTATATTGCG